TAAATTTTTTAAATCTTTTCCTTTTTGGTTTAAAATTTAAAAATATATTTTTCCATTTTGTTTAAAAAAAAAAAAAATTAAATTTGTTGAAATTTTAAAAAAAAAAAAAACCCCCCCCCCCCCACCGTTTAAAGTGAGGGAAGGAGAAAAAGGATGAAAATTGAAAGAAAGAACAACTGATCAGTAAAATGCGCAATAGATGGAGGGTAAATTTATGAAAAGAATTTTTAAGTATGAACTAAAAGGTGAGGATAAACAATTTTTACAATTACCATTAAACAGCAGGCTATTATCAGTGGAGGAGGTAAGGGGAAATGTCGCTTTATATGCATTAGTCGACGATGAAGAGCGGGCAGTAGAAAATTATTCAATAATAATTCATGGAACTGGTCACTGTTCGGATGATGTTAAAGGCTATAATTTTATTAGCACGGTTAAGCTGCAAGATGGTTCTATAGTATTTCATGTTTTTGTATTAAAGATTTACAGCAATTACGATAAAAGTAGACTCCAAAATAATTTAGAGGAGGTTTAATTTATGCCAAAAGAGAATCAGTGTTTAGTTTGCACCAATCCGATAGATAATGTTGAACATTATGCGATTAACGAGGAGGGTATTATAGTTACAATATGTGATACTTGCTACAATAATCTCAAAATATTCTTTCCAAAGAATAGGGGGTAGGGTCTATGGCAAATTTAGATGAAGTAATGAAGGATATAAATAAGAAATTCAAATCTAGTATAGCTAATTCAGGTGTAGTTTTTGAAAAGGTTCCGAGAGTTAACTTTCGGTCCCCTCGACTCAACTATATGACTTATGGTGGATTACCCCAGGGTCGTCTCGTTGAGTTTGCAGGAGAAGAGGGTGGGGGTAAAACTACCACTGCTCTTGATATTGTAGGAAGTGCTCAGAAAATGTTTCCAGATAAGAAATGTGTATACATTGATGTAGAGCGTACTTTCGATGCTGAATGGGCAACTAATTTAGGTGTTGACGTACAAGCATTGGTTTTAATAACACCCGATGCACAAACAGCTGAGCAGATATTTGAAATGGCAAAGAGCTTAATTCAAACCGGAGAAGTATCCGTGTGCGTTATTGACTCACTTGCTGCAATGGTATCGGCTCAAGCGTATTCCAAGACATTAGAGGATAAAACATACGGCGGAATAAGTATGTCACTCACTTTATTTAGCAGGGAAATGATTCCAATATGTGCTCGGACTAAGTGTTTGCTAATTGGTATTAATCAGCTTAGGGAAGACATGAATAGCACATATGGTGGAACTATTACTACTGGCGGAAGAGCATGGAGACATAATTGTTCCGTAAGGTTAGCTTTCACCAAAAGCGATTATATAGACCTTAATGGAACTCCTTTAACTAGAGGATGCGAAAATCCAGCTGGTCACTTTGTTAAAGTTGCTCTAGTTAAGTCAAAGGTTAATAAGATGGACCGTAAGATTGGTTTCTACACCTTGCTTTACTTGTCGGGTATGGATTACATTACAGACACTATAGACGTTGCTGTAAAAGAGGAAGTAATTAAGTTAGGTGGTTCTTGGTATACTCTCATGGATATGGAAACTGGCGAAGTATACCAAGACGAATCTGGTAAGGACCTTAAGTTTCAAGGTAAATCCAAACTAAGGGATTTTTTAAGAGAAAATGAAGAATGGCTTGCGGACATAACCGAGCAAGTACTTACTAAAATTTCTTGACTTTTGTAAAGTAATTCCTTTACAATATGAATCGTATGTAGTACAATAATACTGTGAGTTACTTCTTACAGTATTATTTTTTAGAATGGAGGGTGTGTCGTGTGAATTCATAATTCTAGGGTAATTCCTAGTCATTCCAAAATAAATGATTGACTAGGAGCTCTGGATAAATAGTGAGTAGGAGACAAAAAAAATGGAAGATATAAAGCAAAAGTACATTAAAAAACTAGACGAAATATTATTAAAATTAGATACTAATTTTTATGACGAAGAATATTCCCATAAAGATGCGGACGATTTAATAATAGAAATGTTAAAAGAAATGGGATTTAACGAATTTGCTGACAAGTTCGATAAAATGTCCAAATGGTATGCGGGAGAGGGGAAAAAAGATGAATAAAGGCCAAACAGTATATTTATCTCCTGGGGTTAATACCTCGAGATACAATACAGAAATTAGAGAAGGTGTAATAACATCATTAGGCTCAAAATGTATAACAGTAACATTGGACGGTAGCCTAACTTATAAATTTAATAAAGTGGATTTTGACCAAATAACAGATTACGCAGCTGATTATTATTTATATTTTAGCCGACAAGAAATCGAAGATAAACAAGAACATGATATATTATCTAATGACATAAGAAAGATAATCCGAGAGTACGGTAAAATAAACTTGTCCTTAGACCAGTTAAGAAAAATTAAATCCGTTATAGGAGGGGAGATACATTGTGGATAGTTTAAAACAATATACAGTAACACAGCTTTTGGAGGAACTTCAAAGAAGGAAATTTGAAGTAGTAGCAGCAAAGTCCTGTGCTACGTGCAAGCATAGAACTTGCATATTCAGAAAAGAAAATAGTTTTTGCAGCGATTACGCTAAATAAGAGGAGGGTATGTCATGGAAATGGTATTACGGGAGATAAAAAGGCCAATGGAATTAAACGGCGAACAAGTTACTAATTTAGAAGAAGCAATTAAAAAACTACACGCAGGAGAACGGGTTAGTGTAAACTTAAAAGTAGTACAAGCAGTATTAGCTGAAAGAATAAGAGAGGAGAATAATTCAGTCGAACAACATATGGGATCACAAACAGGTATGCAGCTTAATCATAAATACATCGTTCACGTAAGACAATACATGACAAAGCCTTCATCACCAGATTTTGATTTTCAGGAAAAGTGGAATAACAATGTACCAATGCCTTTTAGAACTATGCTCGGAAAAGTAGTCAAAGAAACACGAGGAATGGTATACATGGATTGTCACGTAGTTCCAATGGCAACCACCACGTGTATGCGATGTGGGAGAAGATTAACTCATCCCGTAAGCAGGTTATACGGCATCGGTCCCGAATGCGGAGGCCATGCTCACATTAATCCATTTGATTCTGAGAAAGAGCTAAATATAGCATTAGATAGTTTAAAGGCTCAATTGTCAGAAATTACATGGAGTGGGTGGATAGTAAAAAGTGCAATCGAAGAATACAAGGGGGTTTTATAAAATGAGTGGAGTTGAATTTAAAAGAGGTCAAATTTGGTATCGTAATCCTAAAACACGTGCAGCTGGTCACATTCAGGCGGGTTCTAGACCAGTAGTTATCGTCAGCAATAATGTATGCAACGATACTTCATCTGTTTTGCTTGTAGTACCCTGTACCACAGCCGTCAAGAGAAATATGCCTACTCACGTTCTGTTTACTCTAAATGGAGAAATCAATACTGCGATGACGGAACAAGCTGGTCCTGTTTCCGTAGGAGAGCTTGAAAATTGCATCTACTTTTTAGAGCCTTACATAATGGAACAGGTTGATGAGGCACTTAAGGTATCCTTTGGTTTAAAGCCCACACCGTCTAGACAATGGTATCAAAATAATGTTACCCCAATACAGGAGGCTAAGGTTCATGGCGTTAGTCAAGGCTAGGACTAAATTAAAGGAGGATGATAATCTTCTGATATTTGAAAAGATACAGCAACGAAGGCTTCAAATTCTGGTTCACTCTTGTATATACTACGCAATGGATACTAATATAGTATCGGATATGAAGTGGCAAGAGTGGGCAAATGAACTAGCAGACCTGCAAAACAAATATCCAGAAATAGCTAGCACTGTATTATATGCAGATGCGTTTAAAGGATTCAATGGAGCAACTGGATTCGATTTACCTTATTTGGACGAAGATACAGTTAGGCGGGCTCAAAGGCTATTATGGCTCAACCACAAGATGGGGGATATTAAAAGTGACAAACAACCAGAAAACAAAAAGCACAAGGGATTATTCAAAACTTCAAGAAGAACAAATAGCTAAATTTTTAGGCGGCAGAGTTCAAAGTAATAGCGGTGGAACTATTTTTGGGGGAGGTGATGTTCACACACAGTCATTCTTTATTGAAGCTAAAACACCTACCAAACTCCAAACAGGGTTCACCATAAAGAAAGAGTGGATGGACAAGCTAAGAGAGCAAGCATTTGAGCAGAACAAACCGTACTCAGCTTTAGCATTTAGATTCGACCCAGACGACAGCAAAGATTTATATGTTATAGACGCTAGAACATTCTTATTGCTAACACAATATATCGAGGAGGAAAACAAATGAGTACTATTAATACCGACAGAGAAGAAAAGTTTATGAAAGTTATGGGAGATAAAGTGGACAAAAGAGTTTTATCTTTTATGGTAAACAGCGGATTTTTAACAGCTCCGGCATCAACTAAGTATCACGGAGCATATAAGGGCGGATTATTTGACCACTCTCTTGCAGTAGTTTCATCCTTAGTTGAACTAACTGAGGCCATGAATTTGAACTGGCTGAATTACCGTTCGCCTTATGTTATTGGTATGTTTCATGATGCTTGCAAAATAGAATCATACATACCATCAGAAAAGGTAGACCACTTCGATGAAGCTACACAGAAATGGGCCCATTCATATGCATACAACCCAAACACATTAATGCCCGGCCATGGAGATAAGTCAGTTATAATTATGTCTCAGGTTATGGAGTTAACAGAGGAAGAATTATTGTGTATTAGGTGGCATATGGGAGCTTACGACGACAAATCCAATTGGGAGTATTACGATAGAGCTATTAGAAAGTATCCTAATGTTCTATACACTCACACAGCTGATATGATTGCCAGCAAGATTAAGGGGGTATAATAATGCATACAATAACATTTATTGGACTTCCTAAATTAGGAATGTTTACTTTTGCTCGTGAGATTGAAAACTATGCTAATCAGTACGGAGCTAGTATTAGAGTTGACCCTAAGGGGGGCAGGCATTCAGGCTCGGTTTGTAATCACTGCATAGAACTAATTGTGGCCAACCCTATCGTGGCTAGAAATTTAGGTATAACTAGGTCAGATTATGTTCAAGTACTAAATGAGACACTTGATGACAATCGCTCTTTTATTTATTTGCTAATAGCTAAGGGGCTTATTAATTCTTGTACTCTAAAGCATAATAAGCTGGATATGTATTCAAGAAATGCGGCTCAGGTTATTATGTCTTCAATGCTTAATAAGCCTAATTTTCATATACCCGATTGTGATGTGGACTTGTTAAGCTTAAACTACGATGTTCATATAGATTATAAGTCGATGGATAAGCTTCAACATTCTTATAATCTATTAAATAGAAAAGAATCACCTTCGGCAAGCGTCATTAAGATGTTAACACCAGCAGAACAGGAGGCAGTTAGGAAGTACAGTAAGCTAGTAGTAGCAACTAGAGACAAAGGAAGAAAACACATTACAAGGAGGCTGAAATCAAATGAAACTAGCGGAACAGATAAGAAAATTCAATGAGTTAAAAACTCGTATTATAGATCTGGTAGTAGCTTTGGATGAGCTATCTTCATGTAACAGAGACGTAAACTATTCGGAAACACTATTGAATGACGACCTATCGAAACAAAGAAGTGAGATGGATAAGCTTCAAAATACTAATATAGAAATAAAATAATAAACACGAAGGAGATAATATGATTACTAGATTTGACCAAAAGAAAACCTGGACTATTGCTCATGGAGAAAAGATTTCTATAAAGGACATGGAAACTAGCCACATTATAAATACTGTGGGGATGTTAGTAAAGAAACCTCTTCTTGTACAGAGTATGCTTATACGGGATGTAGAGGAAAAGACACCAAGAAATGATAACAAAATAGCTTGGGGTACTAAACCAGGTAATGTGGCCAATACATCTAGATTTAGAATAACTTCAATGACATTAGCTGAGACAAGAGCCTATGTAGCAACTACTCCTTTGTATATTGGAATGCTTGAGGAGCTTTGTGACAGAGGTGTGAATGTTGGTATGGTTGTTTCCAATATATGCGAAGATGAGGGCATAAATGTTTAGTAAAAGCGATTTGAAAACTGGAATGAGAGTGGAAACAAGGGATGGTACAAGATATGTGGTTTTTGTAGAACGCTACCAGTTATCTAACGGTGAGAATTGGCTTCAGCTCAAAGAATTCGATGAAGATTTGAAAGACAACTGTGATTCTAGGGTTTTTGATATTGTCAAGGTTTTTGCCGCACCTTTTAATCCAGCAAGCCTAATAAATGTTAGAGAAGTCGGTCAGTTATTGTACGAACGCATCGAACCCTTAACAATGAGCATAGCCGAAGCACAAGCCGAACTAAGCAAGGTTAAAGGAAGGGAAGTATTAATTATAAAGGAGTGATTAAAAATGTGCCCAGCAAGGTTAATAGATTGGACTATAGAAGATGCCATTAAAGCTTATTTAGAAGGTTTCGAGATAATTTGTAATAACGGCAGAATTACTTGTGTTAAGAATACAAATTGAGGAGTGATATACAATGCTCAAAACCATTAATTGTCCACTTTGTCTGGACCACCGTAAAGGTCAAGTATCCTGCCAATGTGGAGAGAATAAAGGCAACTTTAAAGGCAAGGAAGTACAAATTACAAAGGAGGGCATAAAATAAATGTCACAAATTACTTTAGCAGTTAAGTATAGACCCAGAACATTCGATGATGTAGTAGAGCAAGAATCAATAAAAATAATATTAACAGAGCAAATTAAAACTAATTCATTTAAGCATGCTTATTTGTTCTGCGGGCCTGCTGGTTGTGGTAAGACTACTGATGCTAGAATATTTGCTAATGAGTTGAATAAAGGCAAAGGTAATCCGATTGAAATAGATGCCGCATCTAACAATGGTGTTGATAATATTAGAGAGATAATAGATAATGCAAAAAGGAAACCACTGGATAGCGAGTACAAAATATATATTATTGATGAGTGTCATATGTTAAGCACAGGAGCTTGGAATGCAATGCTAAAGTTATTAGAAGAGCCTCCAACCTGTACTATATTCATCATGTGTACAACTGACCCACAAAAGATTCCAGCTACTATATTATCTCGTGTTCAGAGGTACGATTTCAGTAAAATATCACTAGCAGGTATTGTGGATAGGCTAAAGTATATTATAGATGAAGAGAATAAAGAGATTGTGGACATACAAGGCGGAAGCCAAGATGCTAGGGCGGATATTGAATGGGCAATTAAAGAAGGAATAAATGTAATTGAAGAGGATGAAACTGCTCTTGATTATATCGCTAAATTAGCGGACGGTGGAATGCGTGATGCTATAACAATGATGGACAAGTGCCTTTCATTGTCCTTTGAAATAACCATTGAGAACGTAATTAAAGCATTGGGTACGGTAGATTATACTACTTACTTTGAATTGTTGTACAACCTAGCGACAGGCTCTGCTAGTGGTTGTATACAAGTGGTGGAAGGCGTGTATAACGCAGGTAAGGATATTAAGCAGTTTGTTAAGCAGTTTCAGTATTTTGTATTGGATGTATGCAAATACAAATTGTTCGAATCATTTGAGTATACTCGTATTCCTCAGATTAAAGAGTACGAAGATAAAATGGCCGATGAGGATGAGGAATCTTGTATTAAGATATTAGACTGGTGCCGTCAATTGAATGCGGATATAAAGTGGGAGTCCAATGCAAAGGCATACATTGAATCTTCTACCATCTTATTCTGTAAAGGGTTGGTGTAGAATGGAAATAATAGGTCAAATTAATAACAAGAAATTAATCGATATTTGGAGACAAGACAAATCAACTCCTAGTTTTATAATTATAACTGGTGAAAAGGGTAGCGGAAAAGCTACCCTAGCTAGGTATATTGCATTACACGGAGTAAAAGGCCACATAGTATTAGCTGAAAATAGTGTCGATTCTGTTCGAGATATTATAGAAACTGCATATAAGTGTGTAGCACCAACTACTTATATCTTCTGCAATACAGATAGAATGTCTGCTCAAGCTAAGAATGCTTTATTGAAAGTAACTGAGGAACCACCTCAAAAAGCATACTTCGTAATGACTGTAGAGAGTATGGATAACACTCTTGCAACATTAAAGAGCAGGGGAACAGAACTTAAGGTAGAGAGTTATACCAGAGAAGAACTAATGAGTTTCACTAAAAATGAAAAGATATTAGAGGTAGCTAATAACCCTGGTCAAGCATTGGAATTAGAATCAATTGACTTCGATGCATTCTACAAGTATTGCCGAAGTGTATTAGATAATATTGGTACAGTTACTGGTGTCAATGCACTTAAGATAGGTAATGCTTTTAAATTCAAAGAAGAAGGAGAGGGGTATAACCCAGTTCTATTTTTAAACTGCCTAATGACAATATGCTCGGATATGCAGATTAGGGAGAGAGATAGTCTTAGGACATCATTATTTGTAAACTATGCGTTGAGTTCAATGGCTTGCATAAAATATAAGAATGAGCTTCAAATAACTGGTGTTAAGAAGGACTCTACTTTTGATATGTTTGTACTGGAAATGAGAGACATATGGAAGGAGGAGGATTAAATGGTATTACACGAACTGCAGAAGCAAATAGTTGCTAAGCAATTGGATAAACTATATATTTTCACCGGACAGGAAGTAGGCATAATGGATATTTATCTTAAAAAGCTACTCGATATTATTGGTGGAACTACCGTTAGACCTGACTCTGTTTTAGAAGCCTACAATAAGATGAGTCAGCGTAGAATATCGGGGGGAAGTAGATGCTTTATTGTAAGAGATGACAAGGAATTTCTCAAACAAGAAAAGTTATGGGACAAGTTCTTCTTAGGTATAAATAGCAGTCCTGACTACATTATTCTAATATACTCCACTATGGATAAGCGAAGCAAGTTTTACAAATCCCAAACAGATAAGCTGACGGAGTTTGCTAAATTAACTGAGGCTATTTTAGTTAAATATATACAAAAAGAAATACGACTATCAGCTAAGAATGCAACTGAATTAGCTGTAATTTGTGAGTGTGATTATAGTAGAGTATTATTAGAATGTGATAAGATAAATCAATTCTCCATTGGTACTGATAATACTCACGATGCTTCTTACGAACTTCTAAAGAGCGAGGGTGCAATATATCAGCCAATTGGTGACATCACATTCAAATTTACTGACGCCATTGCACTTAGAGATTATAAAGCTACAGCTCGTTATTTAATGCAGGCAAAGCAAAAACAGGAGCCTGAGATAATGGTATTGTCGGTACTGTACAACTCCTTCAAGCAAATGTTACTGGTACAGGGGCTAGGGCCTAATGCTACTGATGCCGCCAAGAGAACGGGTTTAACACCATGGCAGGTTAAACTAGCTAACGAGAAGAAAGGGCATTACACTCTATCGGAGCTAATTAGTGCTATAAAAGTTATTAGATTTGCCGAAAAATCCATAAAAATTGGCCAACTAGATGCAGATGTTGCTCTAGAATATGTAATAGTAAATATAATGTGAGAGGATTAAGATGAATAGGAAAGCTAGAAGAGGGACAGTTAAAAAAGGAGTGGACCACTTAGACATATACAAGCTCATTGAAGCAGAAAGAATGGATGCTACTATAAACGCTGTTCGTTCGTACTCTGTAGCTATAGCTTATACTCTTTTTGGTAAGCTTCACTTCGGAAAGAAAAAAGTACAAATGACAATAAAACAAATAGATGAATTATTTGACTCGATACAAAAGAAATATGTATCGATAGGAGATTTGGAGAAAGCCTTAAATGAAGAGGCGGATATAATTATTAGGAATGGAGGAGAGTAAATAATGGCAAAACAAGTATTAGCTTGGAAATGTAGGTATTGCGGTGTTATTAAGAAATCAGAGACTATAGCTACAAGACATGAGAGGTCCTGCTTAAATAACCCTGAGGCTAAGAATTGCATAGTGTGCGTAGAAAGTTATACTGGATATGGTGGTAATAATGTTTTAACATGCACGGCTAGAAGATGTGATTGTTCTAGAGCTATAAGCGCTAACTGTGATAAGTTTCAGAGGATATTATCTTAGTTCTAATTAAGTGTTCGGTGTGTGGTCATATGTTCCTCCCCGCACCGTTTCACACCTATAAGATTGGGAGGAAATGGCAATGTACTTATACTTGTTACCGAAAGGGAGGTGGGGATAGTGGCAAAAGAAGTAATCCTTGATTCAACCAAACCTACATATTTATGTAGAAGATGTGGTCGTAAGTTGAGGAGCGATAAATCGAAAGAAAGAGGTATGGGGAACACTTGCTACCATAAATGGTATGAAAAGGACAATCATAAAAAGTTGTTCCCCTCTTTACAAAGTAGAGAAGATAATATATAATAAGATTGTGTCCGAAATATTAAATCTAAGGGGGTGGGTGAATGATTGTTGACCCAGAGTTAAAACCACTAACAGAACCACAAAGAAAGTTTATTGGTAATATGGCGTATGAAGGCATGGATAAGATAGAAGCATATTCTGTAGCTTTTGGTCAGGAACTTACTTCTTATAATAGACAAAATATTAGGGAGAAGTCAAATCGTCTTTTCTATAAACCTCATGTGAATAATTACTATCAAGCGGTAATGGAAGAGGTTAGAGAAAAAGAAGTAAAGAAGGGTGTATGGACTAAAGAGGTTTCAACTCAGAAGTTAGTACGTCTTATTGAGAAAGCAGAGCAAGACATATATGGAGACGAAGAATTAGGTTTAGTTGCTAAACAATTAACCATGAGCAGACTCAACGCTATTGTATTGCCTGTTAAAGAGCTTAATACTATGAATGGTTTTAATCAGACAAATATCAATGTAGATGGTTGTATCGTGCAAATTTACGGAGAAGATAAAATTCCAGACTAACTATGTAACCCCCTAAAAATAACCATAAAAAAAAGGAACCCATAACGGGCTCCTTTTTTATTTAATTATTAACATTTTTAGATACATCACGAGAGCCGCAAGCAGAGCATCTCTCGTAGTCTTTGGAAGCTACTTGCATTTGAGCAACTTGCTCATTAAGTCTACGATATGTCTTATTAGTATGAAGTCCGAACAAACCTAATTTAGTGATTAGAATATTTTTTCTGTTCTTACGACTCTCTTTTAAATCCTTTTTGGTGGCGTACCAAACAGCATCACATTTGGCACACCTGAATTGAAATTCACGCATTTTACTCCTCTCTATTGCTAAATTTTTTAGAATCGAAGTTCCTTACAATTTTAGATTGACAACCATTACAGAGATGCTTTTCACCTACTAAATCATCAGTAGCCTCACCGCACATGATACATTGATTTTCAAACACATACTTTTTAAACGTGATACCCTCCGCCGAAGTATACACTTCAAGCGGGTCACCTTCACAGATGTTGAAAGTTCTTCTTATTTCTTTTGGTATTACAACTCTTCCTAAATCGTCTATTCTTCTAACTATTCCTGTACATTTCATATAATTTTCCTCCGAGTTATAAATTTCTAGCTGTTGATTTTTCTAGGTAGTACTTAATATTGTCTACCTTGATGTATCTATTTCCATTGTAACCTGCATCCTTGCAAACTTTCTTCTTGAATTGCTTAGTGAAACCGAACTCTCCAATTACTCTAATAAATGCAGTCTCATCCGGAATTCTTTCGATATATTCTATTCCAATTATAGTGTCTCTGGTAACATTGAATATTTCTTGAAACTCCGGAATTTCTTGTATTTGTGGTATTGGTTCATCTTCCTCTACAATTTCAATCCGTTCTTGTTTTTTGTGCTTTCGGGTGAAGGGATATAAAATTAACCCCAACACCCAAAGAATTAATTTGAGCGGCAATATAAATATTATCTTTAGGGGCACAATGCAAGCTTTGCTCGCAGTTGCTACCTTAAGGACTCTCATTTTCGGGTCACCTCTTTTAACTCCTCTCTATTTGTGTTACCTACTGTAGTACATCCTTGAATATTCTTCGCCTAAATACTTCTGTTTTGTGTTAAAATCATCTTCTTTAACAGTCCCTAACTCCACACACGCTAACCATTCTTTACAACCCCCAGCTAACCAGTGAACATAATTGAAACCTCGGTATGTTTTAGTAGCCATCAGCACTTCTTCTAGCAAACAACATACACCTTTTTTCTCACCTTGACTTATCTTAGGATTAGCTAACGTATTATTTGCTCTCGCTACTAATACTGAAATCTCTATTTTCTGTAATCTTTTAGCCATTATAGTGGCCTCCTTAGTTTATAATGAAGTGATGTACTTACTCATATGCTCATTTATATGATGCTCCTCTTTTGTATGTTATACTGACATTCTTGATTGAAGTATTAATTTCAACGCCGCATCTAATATTACGGGAGCATCTATGGTATACATAAATGAATTCTCCTGTGAATTGTCTGTCTTTCTTCCTGGTTTCTTATGAGTTGCCATATCCGAAACAGCGTTGATAAATCCCCAAGCAGTTCCTTTTATGTTACCCAAATCATCCATGTTCCAAGCCTGACGAAGTTGTTCTTGCAACAAGAGCTGTGAGTCTTCTTTTCTTGATGTCATCTCGCCTGTTACTGGAAACATAGTTTCTGCTAACATATCAAAGTCTTTTGGAGCTACTTTTATTGCGGCCAATTTCTCTGCTTGTTCTTTCAATGAGTCTACATAAGTTCCAGCAAGATCAAAGGTTCTACGAGCTTCACTTAATTTAGCACCAATACTTCCAGTGTGTCTAACTGACCACATTCTTTTAGCTGAATCAAGAGCGAGATTTAAAGTGTTCTGACAAACAACTCTTACCGGTGTCATGCACACTTTCAAACTACCAAATCCATCATGACAATTGGTTAAGCACATGAACGGCTCTACTTTATCGCCTAATATATCTGTTTCAGGCATTTTAGCTAGCATCCATATTCTCTTACCATTGCTTAGACTTCCAGCAGTTTCATACTTTACACCCTGTCCTATTAAATCATCTGTGAAATCAAATGCTTCAACATTCTGTACGGGTTTGTACCTGCCACCAACTACACCAAGAACCTTTTCATCTGAACTTCTAACATTCATAAAGTATCCCGAATCTTGCTCTTTGTGAATTAGTGGAATTTGCTCTACTGTCCAATCCAAACCCGCTATACCAATTGCCTCTTTACTTGTTAGGGCCTCTTGAATAACTGTACCTAATCCGTGCCAAGGTGTTTCTCTTACTGAAAACATATTTTCTACATTTGCTGCCATCGTGTGTGTCCTCCTAAATTTTATTTTGTCTTGCGGTAATTACTATTGTACTACATACTAAGGAAAATGTAAATGTTTCTTCTTAGATAAAATGTATTAGGAGGAGCACCATATAACTGAGCATATGATTGTATCACAGGCCCTAATATAGATGCTTCATACCATTTCTTATGTTTATTATTTTACTCGATATGAATCTCTCAGTACTCTTAAATTCTCTCCTTGATATTGAATATGCTCAATTTCTATAATACAATCTCCTTCACAAACAGGACATTCAGCTAAGAATAAATCACCTTCATAGTCTTCTGGTACAAATCCAGTACCATTACAAACATGACAAGTTACAATCTCTTTATCTTTATACCTTTTCATAATGTACTCCTCTCAATGAAGCACCTATATTAGGACCTGTGATATATTATCTAGATGCTTATTGCAACATGGTGTGCTGATTATGTTATATTCCCCAGAACTGACTAATGGCTGACTCTTGTACTCTAAATGATTCATTCATCATCTTTACACAGAATTTATAAGCTATTTCTTTAATCTCTTTAATTTCTTCTGGTGTGAGCATGTCTAACCCATTTACTTGGGTAGGAACTGTTCCCATCGCTTCTTGTATTGCCATTATAGCAAAGCACTCATTTGCATTCATACTAAACACACTCTTAATCATATGCAACCCACAGACTTTCTTTCACCTTTCTGGTGGCAAGTTACGTGAAGCCCCTTAGGAGTTAGATAAGTAGTCATAACCAAAGGACTTTTTACTATCTTATCGATAATTGCACCACAGGCTTCAGTAATAACAATACCTTTTCTAACTTGACCGGTTTCTGTGGTATGGTTAATACTTAGTTTCGTAGGACTGCAATTCTCGGATGCATCTAATATTAGCATTATTAGTTCTCTCTCTGTTTCAGTGTACTTTTCGCTCATAGTGTTAATCCTCCATTTAATATTTTAATTGCGTGGTTGAAATCATTGGTTTCACATATGTTATCATCTTTTGTTTTGTCGAAAACATAAAACATCTTGTCATCGGCATAGTAGCATAAACCCAATTCTACATTATCCCATATATAGTCCCATCTTTGGGCATATGTGTTATAGAAATCGGTCAGATTAAATTGTTTTTCCATACTAATTTCCTCCTAATGTAAGGCACACCATGTTCTAATAAGCACCTAGATAATTAGTGGTGTTAGTTTCATCTCTTATCTTGTTCTGATATAATGACACGACCTATTTTTATTATTTGCTAGCTATTCTTCTTCCGTTCATTATGGTCTTGCCGTCTTGCATTCCTTCTGTATAAGCATTGATATTAAAATTTCCTTGTCGCATCCCACCCTTTGACGTTTTCCATTTTTCCGTCATCGTTGTAAATGTTGATTCTACATCGGGAGGGATAATAATCATTAAAGCTACTGACTGTTCTGAGAACTTATGGTCTATTCCTTTAATAAAGCCTAGTACATAAGAGTTAAATACACCCCTAGTTTCAATTCCCATTGAATATGCTTTATTATAATGCTTGTTTCCTTCTTTTAATGCAAACTCATAAGCATACTCGAAAGCTTCTTTTGCTACTTGAGCATCAAAAGCATGGCCCATAAATACAACTGAATTTGATTGCAAATACATCTTGCAACGGAAATTCCTCGCAATCACAGTACCTAAAGGCTTTCTAAAACCCATATCCCATTTATGCTCACATACTAGAGAAGCATACTCAATCTTTTCAGGATTAGACATATCCATTGAAATATTATTTTCAGACATCAACTTCTGTGCTTTAAGCAAAGCAGAAGATGCTTCGGATTCATTTTCATTATTCTCAGAAAGTTTAAGCAACTTTCTAATTTTATCCATCATTCTGTTATCTTCCATTTTTATTCCTCCTTGACTTATTAGCAGCACATGACATATCATCTGCAAGTCTCCCAAGAACATCTGAAACTCCAATACTATTTAGGTATTGTGTGACAGCTTTTGTCTCAGAATCTCTTGCGTCTATAACACAACGAGCTAAATCGTATATCTGCTCGCCTTCATAGCCTTCGGAATTAATGTCGCTACCATAGCCCTCAAGGAATTTTTCATAACTCTCTTTTGTTAATTTTTTCATGTAATGACCCAACCTTTCATCTTATGTTGTCGTGTCATTATATCAGAACAAGTTCGACCGCATACTACAGCACAACCAATCTAAATTTATTGGAATATGTTAAAAGCATTCCATGCCGGAATAGAATTACCAGGAACTGTATTAGAACTGATAACACCAATCCAAGAAACAAAGAACCAAGATAGAATTAAGATTGAAATGACTATCCAAATAAGCTCAATTCCTTTTAATAGTTTACGCATTATAGTGACCCCCCACCTATTATTTAATAAAGCGTGTTTCCAAAAGATTTTCCACATCTATCACAGCAGAAAAACTCTCCTCCACCTTCAGGGCCGCCATAACTTTCATCTATCCATTTATGTCCAAAAACCTTACATATTAGATGGTTGAACTTCCACCTAATTAAATCATAACAGGCATTTACAAATACGCAAAACTTATGTCTATTTAGTAATCTTTGCCATAGATTTAGTTTCGTATCAGGGCTATCTGGAAAAGACTCTTCCAAGTATTGAGCATAACCCAGTTCATATAAAATGTCGTCTCTGCAGTCCCCAAGAGTGATTTGTCTTTCATCTTTATTTTTCATAAGTAACCTCTCATTCTGGTTGTGCTGTAGTCTGCGGTCGAACATCCTTGGTGGGTCGTATAAAGGTGAATTGTCTGTATCATGTACTTTAGATTATTTCCAACTTAGTATTGATGCCGAGTTGTTTTATAGCATCATTAATCTCTTCTACTTCTGAATCGTACAAAACCAATGGTCCATTAGTTTCACCCATTTGAGCATTTAATTCATCCACTAATTTTTCTATTACGAAACTAAGTAATATTTCTTTTTGCTTTCCAGTTAGTTTCTTCATATTATTCTCCTCTCTAGTATACTTCTACATAATCGCAAATAATGCCAAGAGCTTCTGAATAGCTTTTGCTACTTTTTACTTTCGCTTCCATCTCTTTTGCTATATCTGCCTGACCTGCTTTCACTAATTTACGTCTAGCAATACTAATTAGATTAAATATGTTTCCATCCTCACCAATTAACTTGCATCTAGGTTTAGTAACTTCAGTTGGTGTTACTCCTTCTAATTCCGGAGAAATAAATTCCAACTTAAATTCATCACCTCGTTGCCATAAGTGCAGGAAAGATTCAACATCTATCTCATTCTCCTCTGTAAAGGACTCCTGTTCTTCTTCGTCCCATTCTTCTGACTCTATTGTTTCTCGGAATTTACTGTAAGCATGCTGTTCCAATCCTTCGCCGTATCCATCTGAAAACTGACCAGTTAAGTAAGACAATAGAGAAACTTTGTCTTCTTCGGTTAATTCTCTCTTGGATAGAATTTCTGTTCTGCTATACAACTTACCGCCGATAATTTCAACATTTACATATATAGAGTCGAATAAACCATAAATGGTTTCTCTTTCACCTATATATTGTGCCAATTCATCGTCCGAGTCTTGGGTAAACAGTTCTTTTATCTCATCTACATCATCCACTAATTCTGCGGAATTCATGTATTCTGTTTCACTATCTACCCATTTGTGGCCCTTCAACGTGCCTCTTACAATGTATTTTTTCGATTCCATGGTGAATCCTCCTAATTAATTCTCGTACATTCCGAGAGCATTTTTCCTTAAGACAATTCACCCTTATATGACCCACCAAAGATAGAAATGTTTTCGCCACTAAAAGAGGTAATTCTTCTCGGTACATTGCTATACATAGAATCTTCACTTCTTCGTATTATGCGCATGTGTAATGCCCTCGCTCATGTATATTTTGACTATGTTTTGTCTTCTGTACTAATTCAACCAGTCTTCCAATTCTTCGTCCGGAATATCCTCTAATCTTTCACACCAAGCTATAATACCTTCTGACACTTCATCCACCGTTAATATATATCCCAACAATTTAGCATATTCAGTTACCAATGAAATTGTCTCAAAAGTACTGAACTGGTCAATTTTATCTAAAATTCTTCCCAACCTGAAGAGCTTAATGAAATCCTCATGTGGTACAATTTCGTGTACAGTTAGGGATTCTACAATGGATTCTGTTGAATCATATTGGTCTATGAACCGGTTTTTGGCCCCTTCGGCGTCCTGTGCTGGGGCTAAAATGGCAATTTCAACTTTAAATAATTTCATAAGTTTCTTTCTCCTTTTTAGCGAGAGCATTACAATTGCGCATAATAATCTGTCGTCATGTGTAAACACGCAATTCTTCTTCTTCTTACAATAAATAATTCAATACTTCTACAAAATTCTTCGTACGAACATTATCACCTTCGGATTGATATACAAAAGTACCATTATCCAAGGCTATACATTCTTTAGGTTCTCCGTCAACTTCAAAGGTTATTCCATACTTCAACTTCTTCAGGTCATTCCCCGAAAATACAGTCAGCAAATGCTGAACGTCGTTCACATCAATGTATTCGTCGGCAAGTAATATAGTCATCTTATTAGTTTCTTCTCTCATTATTAAGCACGCCCTCTCTCTTATTAGGAGATTGCGTGTTTACAACTGACGACAGATTTGAAGTTTTAGGCGTATGTGATTGTCCATAATCCTTAAGGTCTTACTTTTTTGATTTCTTGTCTTTCTTTGTTTCAACAACTACTTCTGCTACTACATTTTCAACAACTACATCTTCTACTTTTTCTTCAATCTTTTCTTCTACTATTTCTTGCTCATGTACTTCGGAATTATGTTCTGCTTCAATTTGAGCATTTATTTCTGCTACAATTTCTTCAAGTGCTTGCTCTATAACTGGTACAACTACTTTTTTGTCTTCTTCTATCTGGTCTAGTACAAATTTCTTGGCAATTTTTATACTTTCGGATTCAGCTACTGCCAAAGTAGTCAAATCTATTACTAAAAATCCGTAAGTCTTCGTAGCACTATAGTACATGGTTACAATTAAATAACGATTTTCAGAATGCATATTGAAAGTAAACGTACCTTTAAGCTGTGCAATTACTTCTTCTTGTTCTTTGGTGAGCACGCCGGAAGCGGATAATTTCTTCTTACTGTTATATTCTATAAAACTTCCAGTCCTGCTTGTAATTACCTGCTTTGCAATAATGTCCTTAAGGTTCATAGTTGAGTTTGTCATAATAATCGGTCTCCTTTTAAATTTTAATTTTTATTTTGATAAAATGCTTCGGAAAAGAATTATGGACATTCAGCTACGCCTAAAACTTCATAGTGGTTACTAACACCACTTCGCCCATTTCCTCTCAGTTTTTCTGAGGTATTAAGGTTGTGTTTTACACATATTTGCCAATCTCTACTGTATAGGCCTGGGATAGTAGTAATTGCCCCCTGCTACCGGGTATTTTAACAAATACTTCCAATGTTGTGCCAAACTTCGGCAACTAAAGGAAGGACGAGAAAAAATCTGAGGTAGTACGAGCAAAAACTTCACAAACGGCAGTTTATACAGGCGAAAATGACACCTTATATAACGGCGACTACAATATTAAGTTTTCAATGTACAATGCTTCCGAGTTGTTGTACTGAAAAAATACTTCAGCAACTAACAAGGGGCAACTAACTACGAGTACACAGTATACCATAATCCGCCCAATTCCTACTAACTGGTAAGTTAGTTTACAAGATTTATAGTATTTACGAAAAGCACACTATAAACGGAGCATAAGGACGAACTATGAAATTGACAATGTACAAGGGATGGTACTAACTAAGCATTACTGTGTACTAATTAACTACTTAGTACACTACTAATGATAGACTAATATGTACTACAATACAACCACAAATAACCGAGAATTTATGCAAATAACACTAAATAACACGTTTACAATAAACTACCTACTTATCAACTAAATTTTACGCCATATCTCGCCATATCTCGCCATATCTCTTAAAATAATCCGAGAATTACAAAGTATTTTTACATCCACTATATATAGTGGTATTGTTGACACCTCAGGTACGAGATGTTGTAAAAGCAATTTATATTACTACCCCGGTATGTTTATATTGATTAGGCGCGAAAAGTGCGCAGAAACCATTTTGCGGGCGAGAAAGTGTACTGTATAACTACTACTACATAGTAAAAAAAACATTAAATAACTACAATACACTAAACTACCCGCAAAAAGGCGTAATAAGGAAATAACTACTAATACAGTACAAACTACACACAAAACACGGCAGGAGCGCAGTGTACGTTACTACCCTGTTAATAACAGATTTACAGTACTGCCAAAACAGTACAATAAAATACCGGAAATCAAAGAAATCGGGGAGCAGAAGAGCAGATATAAATATATACTATATATAGTACTAGAATAAACTATAAACATACTGTATATAGTACCTGTGTGGCATATACGACTCTACTATACGAGATGTAGTAGATACAGCATAGTAGAGCACTATATGTTGTATGTCTCTATTACTATACTATTGTACACCTGTATACCTACGTTTACTTATTTTTATAGTAGAAAACCAATACTAACCACGCTAAGGGGTATAAATACGTGATTCACCGTTGTGCGGGCGAGAAAGGGTAACTGATGTGAGTAGCAGTACCAGAAACAGCTTCAAAAACACTAAATATAGGGGAAACGTATGTAGCAGATACGAAGTACCTCTATTATATACTATATATAGTGGTGTGTCACAGCTGGATATACTGTATATAGTATAGTTATTACTCGGTACTATATATAGTATCCTTGCTCTCAACCCACCACTACATGGTGTGTCCGAAGTACCACTAGATCTCGTACCCCGGGGGTGGTCCCCATACTCGATGGTGTACTTGTCGATGACCGTTTATTACGAATTCTGTACCATAAAGGCCGAGTCATTATTTTTTTATCATAATATAAAGATGGTCTCGGTTATTTGATAGTAAACTGAGAGGAAAAGACCTAAAGACCATGGCTATACGGGAATTACAAGATAAAGTGAAAGTATATTATTAGAGAAATTATTCATAATTACTAATACCGAGAGTAGAGAGTTATTTATAATAGTTGAAGGAAACCGGGTTCAAAACCACACTAGGCCTCACAAAAGCAATCGACTCGATAGTGTGTTATTACTATATTAGTATATACAAAATAGTAAAGAATTATACGACTATGCTCGAAGTTGTCTTTACAAAGTAATCGTTTCAATATAATATATAACTATAGGCGTCGCCTATCCCCGAGAAATAAAAGATTATGAGTACAACAAGAGTACAACAAGAGTACAAAAAAATTGCGGTTACTTATTGTATATTTAGGGGTAAGGACGAGAGGGGTGAGAGAGTATGTCAGAAATAAAATGTGTTTCCTGTATTAATAGAATATTGTGTCCTGTTATGGGTAGGTCATGTGATGGTTATAACGACCTGGATTTATTTAGAGGGTATCTAATGATGCTAGCGCCAAAGACTGATTGGAATACTATATTAGGGAATATAAAAAAATTACAGCAAGAGGGATAATATGAAATCTAAAATATATTTGCCGGATAAGATAGGTAATGGGTACGGTGCTTTCTGGAACTTTAAAGGTCGATACCGAGTACTTAAAGGTGGTAGAGGGTCGAAGAAGAGTTGTACTATGGCTTTTTGGCTTATTACTAATATAATGAAATACCCACTAGCAAACGCAGTCGTCATTAGACGATACTTTAATACTCACCGTGACAGTACTTATGCCCAATTAAAATGGGCTATCAATCAGTTAGGTGTTGGCGGCTCGTGGAAAGCTACTATGAATCCTCTTGAGCTTACTTACTTACCTACTGGACAGAAAGTATTATTTAGAGGATTTGATGACCCTCAGTCTATAACATCTATTACAGTTGAAATCGGTTTCCTCTGCTGGGTATGGATAGAAGAAGCATTCCAAATATCTAATGAAGAAGAATTCAACAAACTGGATTTATCTATTAGAGGTAAAGTACCTGAAGGTTATTTCAAACAAATTACTTTCACTTTTAACCCTTGGTCAGAGAACATATGGTTGAAGAAAAGATTCTTCGATGAATATGATAAAGGTAATACTACTAATTTGCTTTGCCTGACCACCAACTATATGTGCAACGAGTTTTTAGATGCAGCGGATTTAGCTGTGTTCGAAGAAATGAAGAAAAAGAATTCTCGTCGATATCAAATAGAAGGATTAGGCGGTTGGGGTGTTGCAGAGGGTCTAGTATTTACAAATTGGCAAGAGCTTGATTTCAATATACAAGAGTTAAGGAATTCCACAGACAGACACAGTAAACCTATATATCAAGAGGTTTATGGACTGGATTGGGGGTTCACAAATGACCCAACTGGATTTATTGCATGTATGGTAAACGAAAAGGAAAAACAAATCTTTATTTTTGATGAATTTTATGAATATAAACTAACTAATATAATGATAGCTGAGAGAATAAAAGAGCATCAACATCACAAGAATTTGATTGTGGCTGATAGTTCCGAGCCAAAATCAATTGAGGAGGTTAGAACTTTTGGCATACAAAGAATCAGACCAGCTAAAAAAGGTCCAGATTCAGTTAGGGCTGGTATACTTAAATTACAGGATTATAAGATATTTGTTCACCCCGCTTGTGTTAATGTGCTAGTGGAACTGAACAACTATATATGGGATAAAGATAAAGATGGCAGAGTATTAAATGTTCCTATAGAGGATTACAACCATCTAATGGATGCGTTTAGGTATGCTTGCGAAAAAATAGGACAGAACAATTTCTCTTTTTAATCTTTACTTTACTCGGTTACTACTATATAATTAAGGGTGATAATTAAAAATTTTAAGGAGGGGTGATAATTTGTACACATTTATTGAAGGTCGTCAGACTCAGGTAGTATCACAGCAGATAGCAGAGTCTTCAAATATCGGTTCGGAACAGACTGCTTTTCTAACTACTATAATTGCGGAATTTGAGAATAGTAAATTTAGAAAGTATATGGATGTTGCGGAGATGTATTATAATAATGAGAACGACATAACAGAAGCAAAGAGAATGGTAATTGGAAGAGACCCACAATCACTTCAAGCTATTCTAATGGAGTCTAAAGTTCTCGCTAATAACAAGTTAACTCACAATTTTTTCAAGAAGTTAACTAGGCAAAAAATTGGGTATATGTTGGGGAAACCATTTATCCTTTCTCCTCAGAAAGCAGCTGATGTAGAAGCGGATAAAATGTTCCTAGCTGTGGGCGAGTATTTCGACAAAGGTTTTTTCAAGCTAATTAAAAATACTGGTAGGGATTCCATCATGAAGGGTCTCGGTTGGTTGTTAGTTTATTATGACGAAGTAGGAAGCTTGAAATTTAAGCGTATTGCACCAGAAGAGGTTATTCCATTGTGGGCTGACAGCGACCATACTGTTTTAGATGCTGTTGTTCGTAAATATATGGTAGAACAGTATATCGGAGGAATCAAGAAGGAGCTTAAATTCGTAGACTACTATACTCATGAAGGTGTATACCATTATGCATACAATGCGGACGGTGTACTAAAGATTGATGAAACTAAGCAGGCCTTGTCACATAACTTTACGGTTAGAATGCCTAATGACGAAAAAGAACTCAAAGATGTCGGAGTTAACTGGGTGAACATTCCTTTTATCCCATTTAAGTATGACCCAGACGAACAGAGTCTTTTGATTAGAATTAAAAGTCTAGTTGATGAGTACGACAAGAAGACAAGCGGAGTTGCTAATAATATAGATGACTTCCCGAACTCAATGATTGTAATTAAAAACTATGACGGAGCTTCTAAAGAAGAATTTGTACACAATAAGAATCAGTATCGTTCTATTTTTGTACAGGGTGATGGTGATGCTAAAGCTCTCGAGCAGCCATTAAATATAGAGCAGGTAGATAAACATCTCGATAGAATTAGAAAAGACATATATGAATTTGGTCAAGGAATAAATACAGCTGATAAAGATATTAACGACACATCGGGTGTAGCTCTTAGATTTATGTATGGAGATTTAGATTCAGATTGTGTTGATTGGAGTACTGAAGTAGAGTGGGCTCTTATGCAACTCATTTGGTTTATCCAGCAGGATATATTAGCAAAGTTTAATAAAGATTATACTCGAGTTAAATATAATGTCATTTTCAATACAGATGTTATTATTAATGAGTCCGAGACAATCCAAAATTGCTTTACCAGTGCGGGTATTATCTCCGGAAAGACAATAGCTGCTAATCATCCTTGGGTTATGGATGCTAGTAAGGAAATGGAATCCTTGTTAGCAGAAACAGGAGTAACATTAGACCTAGAAGCTGAGTATGCTGTGTCGGCATCTGCGACAAAAGCTACCACAGGTCAAAGGACGGCTAAATAATGGAGAAGAGTGTGAGGCAGGCAATGATAGACTTAGCTGGCGGAGAAGATAAATTCAAAGCTATATTAGCAGAGGTTAGATTAAATCGTTCGAAGCAAGAGAACTGTCCGATGCACATTTTCACTAAAATACCACACAAGCTGGGTTGTAAGTATACTTGCATAGAATGTGGTTGTGAGGAAGTCAGTTCTTTTGTTACGGGGTACGAACAAGGATTGAAGCATGGAGGTGAACTTAAATGAGAGCAAAAGATTATTGGGACCAAAGATTCGAATATATGATATTAGCGGGAGAACTATCTGTGGTGGATTATGAGACCCGACTCATTCAAGCGTATGACTTAGCTTTGATTTCAATAAGGAAGGAAATAGAATCATTTTTTCAAAAGTACGCCAAAGAGAATAAAATTCCTTATGAAGAGGCAAGAAGAAGGCTAAATAGCCAAGAGCTAAAATCATATCAGGTGTTACTACGTGAATGGTACGCTATGGCACAGCAAATGGGTCTATCCAAGGAGTTTTCTGCGTATTTACAAGCATTGGGCAAGAAGGTTTACATTACTAGACTTGAATCTCTCGAGTCTAGTATTAGGTATCAAATAGAAAGAGTTAAGGCTGAGCAGCACAGCTCTACGCAAGCATTAATGGAAACTAATTATTTGGCTTCCTACTATACTAATTACTTTAATATAGCACAGGGTATCGAGGTTGCTGTTAAGTTTGATGCTATCGATGCTAGGGGAGTAGAGAAAGCAGTAAAAACTAGGTGGGACGGTAAAAATTATAGCGATAGGATATGGGCTGATAAAGACCTCCTCGTTAAAACTATACAAACAGTTTTACCTCGTTCTTTCTCGATGGGTCTTAATGCTAACACTCTCGGAGATATAATTGCCAAACAGTTGAATGTGTCCAAGTCCAAAGGTAGGGCTCTTGCTAGAACTGAGATTAATAACTTATGCAATCAGTCCGCCTTGGATGCCTACAAATCCTGCGGAGTTGAGAAGTATCAATTTTTAGCTACCTTGGATATGAGAACATCTGAAATATGTAGAGGACTGGATGGGTTCATCGGAAAGGTTTCGCAGGCTTCTGTTAATGTTAATTATCCTCCGATGCATGTAAATTGTAGGTCCACCACTATTCCTTATTTCGAGGATGATGCGGCAACAGAACGTATTGCTAAAGATGAGAATGGAAAGAACATTAAAGTTCCTCGTAAGATGACACAGGAAGAATGGATTAAACAATACGCCCCAGACGACCAAAAGGATAGACTATTGGGGTTCACAAAGAAATATCGACCGAAGTAATATATTTAAGATAACCCATTTACAAATAGAGTAATTTGTACTATAATAGAACTAAGCAATATATAATCTCAGGTGGAGACGACCACCGAAAAAAGTCGAGGGTTATAATTTTAAGGGGGAACCAACTATATGAAGAAGGAAGATTTAATTGCAGCTGGTTTAACAGAGGCGCAAGCAACAGCAGTATTGGCCATCCATAAGAAATCAATCGATGGAGAGTATATCCCAAAAGCAACTTTTGATGCTGAGAGAGAAACTGGCAAGACTTTAAAAAGTCAAGTAGATGACAGGGACAAACAAATTAAAGATCTCGGAGCATTCAAAGGAACAGCCGAACAACTTCAAATTAAAGTGGACTCTTTACAGAAAGATAATAAGGAAGCCAAAGATAAGTTTGATGGGGATTTGCTTAAAGCTCAAATGGACGCAGCTATTAAATTCGAGATTCAGAGTAGGGTTGTTGACGTCGATGATGTACTGCCTAGATTAGATGCAAATAAAATTGTGTTTAAAGACGGCAAGATTGAATCAGGCTTAACCGAACAATTAGACACTCTACAGAAAGCTAAACCACACTACTTCAAAGCTGAAGATAATAAAGATACTAAACCATCAGGTTGGTTGTTTGGTACTGCTCCGGCAGCAAGCGGTGAAAAAGGTGATGCGAGTAAGGATGAGGGTTTACTATTCGGACAAAACCTAGCAAAATTAAAAACAGGTTCAGACGCAATTGCTGCAAAAGCAGCGGAAACTTATTTTAAATAGGGAGGTATAATACGAAATGATTGAACACAAAGTAAACACGTACGGTTCAGCTAAAGGAATTTTGGCATTTCCGGACCACTATGTAGCAGTAGGTAGATTGTTTGCAAAAGACAGTACTCTTTCCGTAGTTGTCGACGGTAGAAAGATTGTCAAAGCCGGTACTATTTATCCTCTAAACGACGCCACCGCAGTTGGGGTTGTTCTTAGTGATATGGATGTAACTGACGGAGACCAAAATGGAGCTGTAGTTATTCACGGTTTCATTAAAACCACTGCACTCCCAGTAGCACCTGTTGCGCTTGCAAAGACTGCAATGGTTGGAGTTTATTTCTTATAATATTAGAAGAGGAGGGTAAAAAATAATGCCTAAAAGTATTTTTGACTTAGTAACATCAAAATCAGTTGCCTCGTACTACGAGACAATAGAATCAAACCGTATCCCATTCCTAGGCGAAGCTTTATTTCCAGCAGATAAGAAAATGGGCCTCAAGTTAGAATGGATTAAAGGATATGATTCACTGCCAATCGCATTAATGCCATCAGCATTCGATACTAAACCTACACTCAGAGATAGAGGTGGAGTTAGTACCGAAAGCACTAAAATGCCATTTTTCAGAGAAGCGATGAGGCTCGGTGAGGAAGATAGGCAGCAATTACTAATGTTTGCGGAAGCGAATAATAGTGCTTATGCTCAGCAAGCAATCACTAGAATCTTTGATGATACAAAAGGCTTAATCGACGGAGCAATGATAACTCCAGAAATTATGCGTATGAAATTGTTAGCTAACGGCGCATTTTCAATTGCTTCCCCAGCTGACTCAGGTGTTGTTGTAAATTATAGCTACAACTACGACCCATCAGGTACTTGGGCGGGTTCTAATGTAACTACGTTGCTAACCACCGCTAAATGGTCTGACCATGTTGTTAGTAATCCAGTCCTCGACATTATAGCAATGAAACGTAAAGCTTCTCAAAAGGGAATTACGCTCACAAGAGCTATATTAGGATACGACACTTGGTTAGATATTATGTTGAATGAAAAGATCAGATTGGACCTCAATCCAACAGCAGGTCAGAATGTCATCTTAACTGATGAAATGATGAAAACTTATATTGAAAATAAGACAAAGATTCGTTTCCAGATATATGACAAAATGTACAAAGATGTCAACAAGACTGACCAATATTTCTATCCCGCAGCTGGACAGATGACATTCCTTCCAGAGGGGGCACTTGGAAAAACTTGGTATGGTACAACTCCAGAAGAAGCAGACCTTATGTCAGGAAACACTTTGGCGAATGTGTCTATTGTTAACTTAGGCGTTGCTGTTTCCACAGAGAAGATTGCTCTTCCTGTAAACATCATCAATTGGGTATCTGAAATTGTTCTTCCTTCATTCGAAAACATGGGGAATGTATTCAATATCAAGTACTAAGAGAGAGAGGATAATTTAATGGCAAAGGTTCAGTTTAAGACAGAGGTAAAATATAATGGAGTATTATATGCAGCTAATACATCAATTGATGTAACAGATGCAGATTTAGAATCATTAGAAAAAGATGGGGCCTCTATTATAGAAACTTCAGTAGAGATACCTAAAGTTCCTGACAAAGAACCAGATCTTGAACCAGGTATTGACCCTGAAAAAGAGCCTGAAAAAGAAATAGAGAAGAAAACATCTAGGGCTCAGAATACAAAATAGTTTAGTGGAGGACGTCAATGGTATATTCAGATTTAATGGTGATAATTAGTGCTAAAGTTACAGGCAACTCTTTTACAGAACCACAGATGACTTTAGCACTCCAAGAAGTGGAACAAGCAATCCTCAACTATTGTGACATCTCAATAATTCCGGATGCTCTTAAATTTACTTGGTGTAATCTGTCAATTGACCTTCTAAACTATAACTTGGAAATAAACAAAAATGTACTAGCTTCAATTGATACTATTGACATCAGAGAAGTAACCAACATAAAAATTGGTGACACTTCAGTCCAGCTCGGAGGTAGTTCGTCAATTCTAAAGGGTCATAAAGCTAATTTAGATGGATTATTGATGAATTACAATCAGCAACTGAATATGTTTAGGAGGTTATGGTGATGAGATTAGCATCTTTTGGAAAAATCATAGCCTCCACTTTTACCGATGTGATGAGTATTAAAAGATATATTGAACAAACAAATGCTGATGGTACTACAGATTCTATTCTTCCTACTCAATGGTTATACACCAATATTCCATGTAGGTTATCCTTTACAGGAATGGAAAGACCGAACGATTCTGCGGATGACCAAGTACCCATTGTATTATCACCTAAAATATTTTGTAGTGTTTCAGTTGACATTAAACCAGGAGATTATATATCTGTCAATAAATTGCGCGAGGACGCCGTCATATTATCGACGTATTTAGGACAGATTGGTTTACCTAGTATTTATGTCACTCACAAAGAAGCCTTATTTTATATAAAGGAAAGTGCATAATGGGATTTGATAGCAGTGATTTTCAGAGGTATGTGAATAACTTTACGAATATGGCGAGTCAGTTTGATGCTTGGATGAACACATTTTTATTAAATCAAGGGATGCGGTTCCTTGCAAGTGTAAAACCTAGAACTCCTGTAGATACAGGTGATTTGCGTAATCATTGGAAATTAGATGGAATAACTAAACAAGGTGAAAACTTAAAAGTATGGTTTGTGAATCCTATGGTTTATGCTACTTTTGTAGAATACGGTCACGCCAAACCATATAAGTCAGGAGCAACTGAAGGTAGTGGAGATTGGGTTAATGGATACTTTATGATGACAGTAGCACTAGACGAAGTAGATAGAAATATTCCACAAAGATTTGATGTTGAGTTTACAGCTTTTTTAGCTAAGTTGGGGGTGTTGTAATTGGCGTTAACTGGTGAGGAAATAGTGAGTGCAGTAGCAGTTAATATTGTATCTTATTTTACATCCATTGAAATTTTAAGGGTATATAAGAATAAACCACTTCAAAATGTGGCTAAGCCATATGCCTTCATTCAACAGCTTAATGCTGTTCACACCAACGAGTTAAGAGGAAGGGCACAAAGGGATTACTTATTAGATATACGAGTACATCCTAAAGATGAAGCTACAGATATAGAGGTATGGGCTAGAAAAGTAGCTGAAAAAATGATTGATACACTAAATATAATAACCGTTTCCAATCAGAAAGTTAAGTCTCGTTCACTTGAGTGGAAAACACAAGATGGAGTCCTACATATTATAGTAGGGTATGCATTTAAAGTGAAGGAAGTTATTACTAGCAATCCTGATATGGGAACACTAATTCATAGAGAAGGGGTGAAGTAATATGCCAGCAGGAGGTACTTGGACCGTTCAAAATAAACAAAGACCGGGAGCATATATTAATTTTAAATCTGTTCCTAAAGCAATCGGTGCAATTGGTACTAGAGGAATAATGACCGCAGCACTTCCAATGACATGGGGTCCTAATGGAGTTCTAATAGAGCTTTATGGAACTGATTTGTTGGATGGGTCGAGTCTAGCTAAGATAGGTTGTACTGCAGCTGATAATGTAGAAAGTCTTTCTTATCGATTGGCATTGTCAGGTTGTTACAAAGCACTGTTATTCAGAGCTGATACTGGAGGTGTTAAAGCTAGTGCAGTTATTAACGCTAATCTTACAGCTATTGCCAAGCATGCAGGTACTACTGGTAATAAGCTGGAAGTGGCTATAATTGCAGGAAGACCACAAGTTGGTCAGTATGAAGTAAATGTATACTTTAATTCTATACTTAAAGAAACATTCAATGTTATTATAATGGGTGATTTTAAAAGTATCGAGTCAGAGTGGATAAATTTTACAGTAGCGGTTGGACAAGAAGCTGCAGTAATTACTGCAACGTCAGGAGCACCACTACTAGCTGGAACTAATGGCTTGGTTGTTAGTGCTACCTACACAGACTATTTCAATCTTGTAACCACAGCTCAATGGCAGTGTATGGCGATACAGACAGTAGATGCTTTGATTCCTCCATTAGTAATTGCCAAAATTAAATCTCTTAGAAATGATTTGGGTAAGAAAGTACAGGCCGTTGTATACAACGATGTATCAGCCGACTTTGAAGGTATTATTTCAGTTAAGCAGGGATTTAAAACCTTGAATGATATAGTTACCTTAGAACTATTCCCACTTTGGGTAGCTAGTATGACAGCTGGTTCAAATATCAATCAAAGTCGCACAGCATATGAAGTTCCGAGTGCAACTGAGATAATTGGTTATATAGCAGAAAACTTAATCTCAGACCAACTTAAATTGGGTTGGTTCCTATTAAGCTATCGTCAAGATGGTGCTGTGGTCGTGGAACAGGATATCAATTGCTTGCACACGTTCACAGTTGACAAGAATTACGCTTTTTGTAAGAATAGAGTAATTCGTTGCTTGGATGAAATTGGTAACACAACTGCATTAGTTTTCAACAGAAATTATGCAGGCAAGGTCGATAATAACAATATTGGTAGAAGTGTTTATAAGTCAGAGCTAATAACTTTTATTGATTCTTTAGTAACTATCGGCGCTGTTCAGAACTTTGACGGAGCTGCTGATATTATAGTATTACCAGGAGCGACGGTAGAAGGTGTAGTTGTTGATTTAGTTATTCAGCCTGTTGACAGCATGGAAAAATTATACATGACTGTAAATGTGGACGCATAAGAGAGGAGGAAAAATAGATGGGTTATCTTAAAGCTGGAGATACAATTTCAGGTCAGGAAGCTACGGCCAAGATTACAATCAAAGACAGTGCTGGAAACTCCACAGTAGAGGATATGTTCTACGGTAAGAATTTGGAAGCTAAGTGCCAAATCAATAAAACCGCAGTTAAGACTCTAGGAAGAAGAGGCGAACAGCATAAGCCAAACGGATGGACAGGTACTGGATCTTTGTCAATATTCTATACCACTTCAATCTTCCGCAAAATGGCTGCTCAGTACATCAAGACTGGTATTCCGGTATACTTCGATGTGCTGGTAATGAACACAGACCCTGCAAGTTCAATTGGTACTCAAAGCACCATGCTGAAGAACTGCTCTCTTGATTCTGTTATTCTCGCTAAGTTTGATGTAGAGTCAGAAATAATGGACGAGAGCATGGACTTCACGTTCGATGATGCTGAAATATTAGAAGAGTTCGTTGCACCATCATTGGGGATATAAGGCCCTAAATATTATAATAGGAGGAACAAGTAAATGAATGCACTTCAACAGTTTTTGACCAAAAACTCAGTGGAGGATTTGACAGAGGAATTAAGTCTAGGTGGTAGGTTAAAAGGATTCCAGTTTAAGATAAAAGCATTAACAGGTGACCAGTACAATTCATATCAGTCACTTTGTATTGAGAATCCCAATAGTCCTAAAAAGCGTAGATTTAACACCAAGAAGTTCAATGAGCTAATTGTTGTTAATCATGTTATAGAGCCAAACTTTAAAGATGCTGATTGGATTAAAGAGAACAAAGTATCTGATTCAATATCTCTAGTATACAAAACATTAGTAGCTGGTGAAATATCTGAATTAGCTGAAAAGGTTCTTACTCTTTCAGGATTCAATAGAGAAACCGAGGATGATGTAGAAGAAATAAAAAACTAATGGCGGAGGGAGATGGAGACACTTGGTTTTGTTATTATGCGGTGATGAAGCTGCATTGGAAACCAAGTGAATTCGCTTTTTTACCTCCGTCAGAAAGGGCTGTTATGTATGCGTTTATTGAGGAACGTCTGCAGCAAGAATCTAAAGAAAACAAAAAATTAGCATCCAAAACAAATAGAGGGGGTAGACGGTAATGGCATCAATTAGAAATTCTATTAATTTGCAAGACCGTATGTCCCCTGTTTTTAAGTCCATTATTACTTCGATGAATAGCACTTTGAAAGTGATGAGGAATTTGGATAGTCAAGCTAATAATGGTAAGATGAGTAAAGCGTATATTCAAGCTGAGAAGGATATTAAGAAAGCTAACAATGCTCTTATTCAAATGAAAAACAATTTAGCTAATGCTACAACGAGTGCAAATAAGTTCGGAACAGCGTCGTCCAAAGCCATGTCAAGCTGGAACAAAGGTGCATTTAATCTCGTAAACTTATCAGCTGCTTTATACTTGTTAAAGAATATATCTTCAACAGTGTCAGGCATTATGGATGCACCTGATATGGCTCGCTCAACGCAGGCTAGATTGGGTTTATTTAACGAGTCAGAGTATTCTAGCGAGCAATTATATAGCGGGATATACCAAACTGCTCTTAATACTAGAACTGGATTGCAAGAAACAGGTGACTTAGCTTCTCGTATTCTAGTTTCCGGTGCTATGACAGGACCAGGTGCAGCTATTGGTGCGATAAACACTACAGGAATCATAAACAAAGCCTTAGTGGCCGGTGGTGGTACTTCAGAAGAGAACAAACGCTCCTTGATTCAGTTATCTCAAGCACTAGCTTCGGGCAAATTACAAGGAGATGAATTACGGTCAATTAGAGAACAAACTCCTTATCTAATGAAAGTTATGGCTGAAGGTTTAGCGAAAGTAGACCCAGGTAAGTTTGCAGGAGTCACTGTGGGTCAATTAAAACAATTGGGTGCTGACGGAGAGTTAACCTCCGATAGAATTATAAAAGCATTTAATCTCATGAGTGGTAAAATAGATGAAAATTTTGAAAAGATGCCGAAAACTTTTGGTCAAGCTATGACTCAGATGGGAACAGTTTGGAAGTACTTTTTATTCATGTTATCGATGGGTGATGGAGCTCTCGCTAAAATAAATAAGAAGGCATGGGAATTATCGGATTTCTTATCATCACCTGCAGGTTCAAAGATGTTAACGCAGTTGGCTTATGCAATATCAGTAGTGGTGGACATAGCATTATGGGGTATAGACTTAATAGCTAGTGGTATCAGATGGCTTAGCGATAACACGTCTGTTCTGTACGGTATAATATGGGGTCTAGGTGGAGTTCTTGTCGCAGTGGCTGTAACCGCGTTTGCTGGTTGGATTTCAGTTGCTTGGCCTTTTATATTACTCGCTCTAGTTATTGGAATAGTTGTGGCTGGTCTTATAAACATGGGAGTAACCTCAGGAGAAATTGTAGGTTATATTGCAGGCGGCGTTGCTTGGTTAGTAGCTGTTATATGGGATGGTATTTTATTTTTACTGTCTGGAATTTATATAGTGTGCGCATCGATTTGGGATGTTATTCAAGCTCTACTTGCTCTAGTGTGGAATACTATCGTAGGTGTAGTTATGTCCATTGGTGGTGTGCTTGGGGTATTGGTTGGAGCTATTGAGAGCTGTTTAATTATCATAGTTGGGTTATTTCAAGGATTATCTGATGCTGTTTTGGGTGTTATATGGGGAATAGCAAAAGCAATTGATTTAGTTTTTGGTTCTAATCTAGCGGGCTCCGTGGCGGGTTGGATGTCTACTGTAAATCAAACTGCCGCTAATATGTACTCAGCATTAGATCCTCGTAAGATGCCGATTTTTCAATCTGACACTTGGAAAGATGCACCTTGGGCTAGTTATGATTGGGCGTTGGTAGACCCAACTGCTAGTAGTAAATTCTTAGCTGAGCAAAATCTAATAGTTAACCCTATGGATGCATACAAATCAGGCTATGATGGTGGAAAAGGATTAGCTGACAAAATAGGTAACAGAGATTTTTCGATGGATGCTAATAAGTTAGAAGGATTTGCGAATATACTCAAAAACTGGGACCCAGCGTCAACTACAATAAATGGCGGTAATTTAGACTCCATTGGAAAAATCAAGAGTGATGTAAATATTGCTGACGAGGACTTAAAACTACTGAAAGATATGGCAGCTAGAGAATTCTTGCTTAATCTTAAATCAATTACTCCTCAAGCTAATATAACTTTTGGTGATGTAAGGGAAACTGCAGATGTAGGTAAAATAATGGCAGTATTAGAAACTATGGTAGAGAATGCACTTGCAACTTCTCTCGTAGCAGATTAAATTGGAGGGTTAATTATGGAAATGGGTGATATTGGATTCTTTTTTAAATATGGAAGTCAGGTTGTTCAGCTTCCTGTTAACCCCGAGGAAATTTCTGTTGATTACCAAGGAAATAATGATACTGTGGAAATTATTCAATTGGGGGATATAAACATACTAAAAGATAGAAAATTAGGTGTTATATCCTTCAGTTGTTGGTTCCCTTATCTAGATTGGTTTCCAGCAGTTAGAACTAAGGGTGAATTTAAAAGTCAGCAATTTTATAAAGACTTTTTTGAGGGTATTCAAAAAGACAAGAAAGAGTGCAGATTCATTGTAACGGGCATCGATATTAATATGCTGGTTAGTATAGAGTCTTTTAAGTACAAGCACAAAGCGGGTGAGCATGAGGATGCTTACTACGACATAGAGCTAAAAGAATATAAGCCTTATTCTATCGGAGTAATGGATTTTTCAAATAATAAAACAACTAGCAATAAAGCTAAAGCAGGTGACAAGAAAACATCAACATCAGCAACTACATCACCAGCACCTAGTAAAATTACCATAGGGTGTAGTGTTATCCTCAACGGTACTGTCCATGTTAATAGTGCAGGCAGTAAACCAGGAAAAACATTTAAGAATTACAAAGGTAAAATTAATTTAATAAATAAAGCTGGTTCTTACCCCTATCATGTGACCACTCTCGACGGAGGTTGGTTGGGTTGGGTGAATAAAGGGAGTGTGAAGCTAATATGAACATATGTATGTCAGTATATAATAATGGGACTAAAAAGTTGTATGACATCTCTCAAGTTGTTTCTGATATAAAATTGAGCACCTATATAGAGGACCAACCGGGTAAATTAACTTTCTGTCTTCTTAAAGCTGACACAGTGTCATTTAGTGAGGGTGCTACTGTCACTTTACAAGTAGATTCTTTTAATGCTTTTAAAGGATATGTGTTTACAAAGAAGCGAAACAAGAATGTTAACCTCATCTCAGTAACTTGTTATGACCAGTTGCGGTATCTCAAGAATAAAGATACTTATGTTTTAGAGAATTTAACAAGTTCTGAAATTTTCTCTAGGATTTGTAAAGACTTTGTGTTACAATATAAAGTAGTAGATACGAGTAATTTTATATGCTCCCCTAGAAGTAATGATGGGGTAGCATTGTATGACATAATTAAAGACAGTTTGTATGACACGCTAATAAACACTGGAAAATGGTATATTATTAGAGATAATTTTGGAACACTTGAACACATAAATATATTATCTTTAGTCTCAAATTTAGTACTCGGAGATGGTAGCGGCATAACCGATTTCGATTACGAAACTTCAATTGATAAAGATGTGTATAATCAAATTAAATTGTATAGAGACAATAAGACCACAAAAAAGAGAGAAATATTTATAGTCAATGATACTGTCAATGGTGGTAATAATCTTAAAAAATGGGGAATTTTACAATTGTACGAAAAGGTTGGAGAAGAACTCAACATAGCTCAGATAGAAAGCAAAGCACGCGGATTTCTAAAATTTTATAATAGTACTCGAAGAACGCTTAATTTGGAATCAATTGGTAGTTTTAAAATAACATCAGGTTCAATTATAAGATGTAAGATTGAAGATTTAGGGGACTTGTCGCTTGATAGTTACTTACTGGTAACTGAGTGTACACATAGTCTGGAGAATAATAAGCACACAATGACGCTAACAACGGAGGTGGTTACAAGTTGAGTGAAGGAGCTAGATTAGTTAAATCAATTCAAAAAATAGCCAGCATTCCTAGTAGCCAAATAACGGACATAATTTCAGGCCAAGTAACTTCAATATCGCCCCTAAAAATTAGGGTTGATAAGCTAATCCTAACGGAAACATTTCTTATGCTAGGAGCACTTGCAATTGAGAAGAAAACAATAGTTACTATACCCGCCATACCCCCTGACCATCCTCTAAAGATTGACATTGAAGTAGTTTTATGGAGAGGACTTAGAATTGGGGATGTAGTTCATATGCTAAAATGTGCCAAAGGTCAGAAGTATTTTATACTCCAAAGACAGGAGGGGGTTACTTAATGATTCCAGAATCAGTAGCCACTAATTTAATTATTTCGGATGATTCTATTATTGAACCCTCACTTACGTATAAATTAGATTTTGCAAATAAGCGTATAATGGGAAAGGTAGATAATAGCGCCGCATTATTACAAGCAATAAAAAAGATTTTATTAATAGATAAATATGCATATGTAATATATGACTGGTATCACGGAAATGAAATCAATCTTCTTATTGGTCAGTCATTTTCATATGTAACATCTGAATTACCGAGAATAGTAGAAGAAGCCTTAATTCAAGATGATAGAATATTAGGTATAGCAGATATAGTAATAACTCCTAAAACACTTGACTCTATTGAGGTGTCTTTTACCGTTATTACCATATTTGGAAATATTTTGTACGGTATGGAGGTTAATATATGATAGGGGATAGTTTACAAATTTATACTTTCGATTACCTTATGCTACAAGCTTTGAATAATGTTTCTCCTAATTTGGATAAACGTCAGGGTAGCGTAATTTATGATGCATTAGCTCCGGCATGCTACAGACTAGCTGATTTATATATGGAGATGCGAAATATTTATACCGATACTTTCGCAACCACAGCGACTGATGCTGAGTTGGATTCTAGAGTAACCGAGCAGGGAATTTCTAGGTATTCTGCCACATATGCTACTAAGAAGGGAGTGTTTCAAAATTCTTTAGGTTCTCCTGTAGCCATAGCTGTTGGTTCTAGATTTGCTACTATGTCTGAGACGCACCCTATCATTTATTTTGTAAAAGAACCATACACTTTAAATTCTATAGTAGTCGCTGGTTCGTACGTATTGCAATGTGAGACAGCAGGAACTGCAGGTAATGAGTATACGGGTGAACTTCTGAATATAACCTTTATACAAGGTCTTTCTAGTGCTATTATGTCAGAACTACTCAACCCGGCTCGAGATAGGGAGACTAATGATGAACTGCGGTTAAGATATTTTGAGAGAGTAAACCAAAAACCTTTTGGGGGAAATATAGCGGATTATAGAACTACACTAAAAGGTATGAGCGGTATAGGAGGAGTTCAAATATATCCGATATGGAATGGGGGAGGGACAGTAAAATGCAGTATACTAGACGCGTCATACAATGCAGTAACTGTAGACTTTTTAGGTATTGTACAAGATTTAATTGACCCTTCTATTCGAAGTGGTATTGGATTAGGAACTGCACCTATTGGTCACCAAGTTACAATAGTTACACCTTCTCAGCTAATAATCAATGTAACTGCAACTCTAACTTTAGTTTCTGGTTATACTATTGCTCAAGTGCAGACTTCGGTGAGAAACGCTATTCAAGAATACTTTTTATCTCAAAGAAAAATATGGGATAAATCAGATGACCTTAACAATTATAGCACTGCTATATATTTATCTAGAGTTAATTCCTCTATTTTAAATGTAGCTGGTATAGCTAATGTTACTCTTACAAAATTAAACTCAGTTGCCAATGATTTGGTGCTCACGCAAAGTAGTATTACGCAGCAAATTCCAATATTAGGGACGGTGATTCTTAGTTGAGTAATTCAATTGGTCCTTATTTTCCTTCAGTTTATACTGAGGTAATAGAAATAGAAGAATTGATAAAAGTAGAAGATATACTTTTTAACTCTGCTGATGATAAATTTATGGGACTCAGAAACAATCAATTTATAATTACCGCAGATTTAATTGGTATTGAATATTACGAAGTACTGCTAAATATTACAGCTAATGCAAGTTTAGAGTCACTTGAATTTAGAAGAGAACGTGTAATCAATAGATTTTCAGCCATGCCGCCCTTTACTCTTCCGCTGTTAAAGCAAAGGCTAGATGTAATAATAGGTAAAGACAAATACAAAGCGTATTTGGATTTCAATAATTATATTTTATATGTTGAGAGCTCAGCAGTTGACCAGTACTGGTTTCACGAAATTTTAGTTACTATAACTAAAATTAAGCCTGCAAACATGATATTTACAAATAAACCATTACTATCTCACACAGTTAAGGTAAACGAGGAGATTGGATATTCAAGTGTCAACTACAATTATAAATTAGGGATTTCTTGGATATTAGGTTCAAAACCATTCGTAGACTACACAGATAAGGGGTTGATTAAATTGGCAGATGTAACTTCGTTGCAATCTAGTTATCTAAATGCTGTTGCTTCTTTTTCAGCGTCTGACATAACGTCAGTGCTAATAAATGATTCGGTTGCAATTAGTGTTTTTCTAACCAAATCGGCGATAGGCAATATGGTAACTATAGAGTATGTGGTCATTGCGGCTTCAGTTGTAAATATTACCAACATAAAATTACTTGATGCCGCTAGCAATATTTTATCTAGTTCTATAGTTTATATACCAGTACTAGCGGATGTAAGTTTAAAACACACAATTAAGGTTATAGAGGGGGTATAGAAGGTGGCATATATAAAAAAGACCGACTGGATAGATAGTGATATAGTATTAGCAGACGACTTTAATAAGATAGAGCAAGGAGTATATGATGCATTAAATGCAGCAGCTGGGACCGGAGCGATACAGAACCCTGCAATAGGTCTCGGCTTAAACAGAATACAGATAACTGAAGTACCAGTATCACCTAAGATAGCATTAACAGGAATGGCATATACTAATTTACTGGGTAAGGATGGTAACTGTGAGGATGTTAGTAAGTGGTTCTTTTCAAATGTAACATTAGCTCTTGATAGTGCTAATAAGGTTTTTGGTGTAAATGGAATAAAGCATACATTAACTAACACATCGTCATACATGTGGTATTTACCTAAGATAGATGTTTCAAAGTATTATATGCTTTCTGCATTTTTTAAAGTAGGAAATTGTACTAGTATTGCAGTTTATAAAGATACTACTGGCGGTGGAACTTTTGTAGGTAGTGTTGGTATAACGGATAACACAAAATTTGTAAGAGCTATGTGTAAGGCGTCACCTTCAACCCTTAATATTAATAATTTATTTGCTATAACATGTAATGGGACAGTAGGACAGTACGGTTATGTGGATGGCATCATGCTTAATGAAATATCAGCAACAGATTATGCACTAACTGATGCACAACTATTAGCTAAATACCCTTATGTGGACTCATACGCAGCACTGACCAATCCTTACTTTGAAAACCGCAGATATAATTTAGTAAGGAATGGTAATGGTGAGGAAGGGATTGGGTATTGGAAATGTGCAACAGTAGGCACTATAACTATTGAAAATGGTAAATTTAAAACAAGTACAAGTGGGGACACAAAAGCCGTATGGCAAACTGTAAAGGTAAAACCAAATACTAATTATTATATAAGTGCAAATATAGCAGCTGGAACAGCAACAGGAAATATATTCGTATTTGAGAAAGATAGTATTGCAGTGACACTTAGAAATGGTATAGGAACATTTAATACTGGTAACAGAACTGAGATAGATATTGCTTGCTATTTCAATACTGTTGGCTATATATACGTTGATTCTATAATGCTAGTAGAAGGAACAGTAGCACCTACAGCTTATCTATCACAAGACATACAAAGATTTGTAGTAGAAGGACAATTCACAAGTGATGATAAGCTAGTAGTAGAAAATGGGAGAGTAAGTGGATTACTTAACTGGAAACATAAGACACTGTTTGGTAAGGATTATGAATGGGGGTCTGATAGTGATTATATAGGGTATAAAGAGATAGCTTGCACTATATCTCCTATTCCACAAATTGAAGTGTCCGAAATAGGAATTAAATATGAGGGTAAAGTATTAAAGACACTTGGGGATGGTTTAAATTCCTCAGCAGCAGATGTAATAAAATATCATTCAAATGGTAATATTTATATCTCTGTAGCAGACAGTGACACAGGATGGGCAGAAACAATAAACCCTAGTAATGATGAAATAAAAGCATTTATGAATGGATGGAAAGCTGTGTATAATAATGGAATTAGGCAAACAGGGTGGTTAAGCATAACGGATGGCACAGTACCCAATGGTGCAATACAAGCCACCACAGCTGCAACAACAAATACAACTACAATAACTGTGTCAAGTGGAGGAACTAATTTTGTAAGCGGGGATAGTGTTTATACAGTAAATCCGATAACGGGTCTCGCACGTTCCTCTGGTAGTGTTACAGGCGTGCCTACGGCGACCAACATACCAGTAGCAGCCGCAATAAATATAATTAGTGGTGACATTTTAGTAAGGGGAGACAATGGTTACGCTAGTGTACCGCTACTTACATGGTGCAAAAACAATGTAGCACCAAACTATGAAGGCTACCGACTACATTATAGATTAGCTAATCCCGAACCTATTACAGATATTAATACTCATGTGCATGGTGAAATATGGGATTTAGTAAAAGGTGATAATTATGTGTATGTAGATAGTGGCATTGTGTTGGGGGAAGTTGGTTCAGCGACTTATTATGTTAATACCAATGTTTACGCAATAAATTATGCTAATGTTTACGCTTCTTCTGCTACTAAAAATAAGCCTGACAGTTTCTATGCAGTCTATAAAAACAGTATATATGATAATGCGTGGATATTAAGAAGCAATTATGATGCAGGTTCACCATTAACAAAAGCAGATGCCTTTGTGTCTAATGCTTTATTTGACCCTACTGCCACCTACACAGTAGACTATCAAATACTAAAGACACTACACGCTCAAAGTTTTGGAAGTCTAGCAATGTCATATGCTCAAAGTATATTAGCAACACTGGAAGACCATAGCAAGAGTCTTGAGCAAAAGCAGATGCAGGATAGTGCACTGGATACATTAGTTGATTTGAGTATGTATGAAACCCAAGCAATAAGTGGTTTCCCATGTTTACCCAACCATCATACAGACGGGAGAATATACGTAACTTTTAATATTAAATTTAGTGCGTATAAAAAATGTATACCAAGAGTAACTATAACCAAATTAGAAATATACGCTTCGGGAGCAAATGTTGCAGGGGTTAATTGTACCCAGTTAATGATACCCTATGGCATAACGGTAACCCAAGATAAGATGCAAGCAATATACTATACTTATGATGCAGCAACTATAGCAGCCATAAAAGCAAATGGGGCGTTTGGTAATATGAGTATAAAAGCGGATTGTGGGGGGCGAATATAATGATTAGACTACAAGGCAATGAAGTAATATACAACAACTCAGAGAACTTAGGACTAATACAAGATGTAAAATTTGTAGGAGAGGGAATCAGCATTACCCTCACAAATGGGGAAGTAATGTTCATTCCAGAGGAAGATAGCACACAGGGTGAAAGAGAAGTATTTAGTGCTTACCATGAGTTCTACAAAGACACTGGAGGTATTAAGCCAGTGCCAATAGTAATACCAGTAGCGCCTATGCCTACAGAAATGGAAGTATTGCAGGAAAAGGTAGTAATGCAAGACTTAGTAATGACTGAGTTAATGGAGAATATCCTTCCATCAATATTCGGAAGGTTACCATAGAAAGGAGGTGTCACATGATGCCAACATTTATAGCAAGTAAGATTATAGCAGCAGCAGAGATTTCGCTAACAGCAGGCCAGACAAAGTACAGAGTATATTTTGTAAATACTATAATGTATGCCAGTTACAAAGCAAGTGTAGATTCTATTTTGCAGACAACAGAATCGACGCAATACCCAACAGGATATGGAGCATGTATTGTAGCTATCTAGTATTAAATATAAGAGAGTCTTACGGGCTCTCTTATAAATCTTCTATTGGAAAACCCGACCCTTTATGTTATACTAATTGTAAATAACTATAACAAAAGGAGGTACAAAATGATAGATAATAACTGTGACCCATCTGCTAACGTCCAAATGTTTGTGGGTAATGCCGTAAAATACTTAGAGTGTCTACAAAAAACAGCCGAACAAAATTTTGAGAAGATATTAAATGCATTTATTGAGAGTTCACGAAGGGAAAGAGCTTTTGAGTCTACTCGAATTAATGAGTTGAGAGCAGGAGATCTTGAAGCTGTTAAGATTGCTAATATTCAAGCAGTAAAATCAGCGGAACTATTGAATGCTACCATGCTAGAAAATGCAGAGGTTTTAAGAAAAGCTGTAGAAGCCACGGCACTTGCTGTATCTAACTCTTTAAAAGATATTACAGGTCAGCAAGATACTAGGTTTCAGAAATTAGAGCAAGCGCAGTGGGAGAGTCAAGGGAAAAGTATTGCAAGTCCTGACCTACAAAAGTTAGTTACAGATTTGGTAAATACAAAGTATAAAGCGGAGGGAAAGAGTGGAGCATTTACTCCAATAATTGCATTGTTTTTTGCTGTTCTCGGCGCAGTTATTGCGTCTACCCTCATAGATATGTTTGCTGGAAAAATTTAATAAGGAGGAATACACAAAATGGTAAATTTTTTAATGCAATGCTTGGTAACTTTAATTTTAGCGTTGATTGCTTTTGCTGCACCTTTTCTGATTGCAGCAGGATTTAGGTGGCTTAAGGCTAAGCTAGGGAATGAGCGCTATACTAGCTTGATGCAGAATATTAAAGTGGCTATTAATGCCATAGAAGCTCGAATGGGAGCTGGGGGTGGTGCTAATAAAAAGAGGGAAGTTACATTACTTATAGCTAATAAATTAAAGTGGGCCAGCCCAACTGAAGTAAGCTTGGTTATCGATGCTATAGTAGAAGAAATAAACCGAGAAACTAAAGCTAAATCAATTGTCATCGAATCTCTAGTACCGGTTGTTGAATCTTTAGAAAACGTGCCAATTAGTACTCTATTCACTTCCAAGGAGGTGGTCTAGTTGTCTAATATTTTGTTAACCTTAGCTTCCAAACAAAAGGGTTGCGGTTATGTTTATGGAAGCCAAGGCCAGAAGATGACTCAGATATTATTAACTTTTCTCATTAAGACTTTCGGTATATCGCATTATTCTTTATCCGATGGTACTAATGCCAAAAAATGGATAGGTCAAAGATGTTTTGATTGTAGCGGATTAATCGTGTGGTGCTTGCAGCAACTCGGTTTAATACCGACAAACGCAGATTATACTGCGGCTACTTTATATTCTAAGATGTGTACTCCAGTTAAGGTGAAAGAGATTGAACCCGGTGACCTACTATTTATTAGAGATGGTAATAATGTAATAAATCATGTAGGTATTTACGCAGGTAACTACAAAACAATAGAAGCTATTAATACTAAACGAGGAGTAGTTGAGGGTGATTCAAGAAGATTTAATGTATATGGTAGATTAAAACTTAACCTTGAGGAAGAAGAAAACATTATGCTTACTAAAATACTAAATGATATATGTGCTTCTGCTGAGAATGCCGCGGACTGGAAAAAAGAATTACTTAAATTAGTAGAGGATTCAGATAATGGAAAGGTAGCTGGCATATTAAAATATCTACCTTTGCTCTTGGAGCACGCATACAATTATAATAAATAGCTTGTTCCTTCCTTATTATATAAAATACTGTTTTGCGTTTGGTCACGCAGAGCAGTATTTTTTTTCTTTAAAAAATTTAATCTAGTACTTGTAAAATAAATTCTTATGTAGTACAATATAAATAATGCAAGGAAGGGGACAAAGCAAATGATTAAGATTTTAATTGGAAAGCCCGTAAAACTGAAACCAAGTGTGTTAGCACCCCAGTCGGGTTTTGTGTCTTTTGATTATGACTCATTGATAGTGAGTTACATTCAGTCGTTAGCTACTAGGACTTATATTCCGGAAAAGAAGATGTGGGAAATACCCATTACATCTATTGCTACATTGTGTAACAAACTCACGGGGTACGACATTGAGCTTACAGGCGAAATGGTTCCTAAGGTAGAAGTTAACACACAGTTACCTTCAAATTTTAAGTTTAAGACAACCCCATATAACCACCAAATTGAGGGTGTACTATACGGACTAAATAATCCAACATTTCTACTTGGAGACGACCAAGGTCTCGGGAAAACAAAACAGATAATTGACTTAGCTGTAACTAGAAAAGGCACACTTGGTATGAAGCATTGTCTTATCATTTGTGGAGTTAATAGTGTAAAGTACAACTGGCAAGAAGAAATAAAGATTCATAGCAACGAAAGTTCTTGGGTACTTGGAACTCGATTCACAAAAAGACATCCTATAAAAGTAGTAGAAGGAAACTCGAAAGATAAATTAGACGACCTTAACAACTTGCCGGACTCGTTTTTCATAATAACTAATATAGAGACGCTAAGAGCAATGCCCACTAAGAAGGGCAATAAAACAATATACCCAATAGCTGATAAGATAAAAGAATTATGCGACCGTAAGCAGATAGGAATGATAGCTTTCGACGAAGCCCACAAAGCAAAGAATCCTACATCACAGCAAGGAAAGGCTTTACTTTCGATTCAATGCGAATACATGATTCCAATGTCTGGCACATTTATGATGAATAATCCGTTAGATTTATATGTTCCGCTAAAGTGGTCCGGTTATGAAACACATAGTTTTTACGAATACAAACAACATTATTGCAAAATGGGTGGATTTAATAACCAAGAAATTATAGGCTACAAAAACTTAGATGAAATTAGAGATATACTTACCAAGGTAATGCTTAGACGAGTTAAATCAGAAGTTTTGGATTTACCTCCTAAGGTTCACACTGTGGAATATGTGGACATGGCAAAAGGTCAAGCAACTGTATATGATGAAGTAAAAGCAGTGATTAAGTCCAGCATCGACAAATTAAAAATTAGTAGCAACCCATTAGCTCAGATGATTAGACTTAGACAAGCAACGGGTTGCCCGAGTATTCTAAGCTCTAAAGTATCAGAGTCAGCCAAACTTGATAGGATGGAAGAATTGGTTGAAGAAATGGTTGAACAGAATCAAAAATGTTTAGTATATAGCCAATGGGAACAAATAACATCGGTTGTAAAAGAGAGATTAAAGAAATACAATCCTGCATATATTACTGGCGATGTTGAGTCCGCAAGCAGAATGGGCGAGGTGTCTAAATTTCAGAACGACTCTACTTGTAAAGTAATAATCGGAACTATCGGTGCTATGGGTACTGGATTAACATTAACAGCAGCATCGAATGTAATATTTTTAGACGACCCTTGGAATAGAGCTCTTAAAGACCAAGCAGAGGATAGAGCACATCGTATCGGTACTAAAGGTACTGTTCGAGTAATTACGATAGTATGCAAGGACACTATAGATGAAAGAATACTAGACCTTGTTTACAAGAAAGGAGAAATGGCCGATAGAATTATAGATGGTAAATTTGAAGTAACTAATAGGTCTGCTTTTGTAGACTACCTATTAAGTTAATACAGGAGGATTAGATTTGAAATACATGGATTATTCCAGTCAATTGAAAGTAGCATTGTGTAGCTTATTACTGCTTTCAATAGTGCTAGTTACACCGAGGAAAGAACCAATAGAAACTTTTAAAGTTGTACAAGCAGTAAAACCAATAGTAATTGTTATACCAAAACCTAAAAAAGTTGAAGTAAGTAGAGGAATTAAAATCGAGGAGGAAAAAGTTGTGCCGGTTGCTAAATTAATTGAGGTCGAGCCCAAATTAGTCGGTCTTACTATTCCCAAAGGTATATCGGGAAAATTTAAAACTTGGATGGACTACCGTAAAATTACCAATAAGGGCTCAAAACAATATAGAATGCAACTGTTAGCCCATACCAATACTGAAGGATTCCGAGTGTATGAAGATAAGTATATGGTAGCCGTGGGTACATACTATGCGAAAGAGTGTGGAAAGAATCTACTAATTACATTAGATTCAGGAAAGTCTATTAATGCAGTTGTCGGTGATATAAAATCAGACCGGCATACAGACTCAACGCATAGGTATATGAACAAAAACGGAAATATAGTTGAGTTCATAGTGGATGGAATTAAAATTAGCTCTTTAAGTCGCAAAGCAGGCGACGTTTCATATTCAGATTTAGAGGGAAAAATTACTAAAATAGATGAGGTGATAGAGTGAAAGCTAACAGTAAAGAATTAAATCCAGAGTATTTGAGCATCAATAAAGTTGCAATGTCAATTGATGTATCAGACCACACCATAGCTAGATGGTATAAATGGTGGGATAGTCCGGAGTTTGAAAAACCGAAAGACCTCTTCCTGCCGGAGTACTATTTTAAGGACAGAAGGCGTACGAAATTCTTTAAAAAGAAAGATATACCTTATTTGAAGGAGTTTAAAAATAATTTACAAACTACTCACAAAGGAAGTATGGCAGAATTTAACGCTGCATATCAGTGGGGGAAAAGAGGTGAGGCAGTACTAAGCAGGAAAGGTATATCTTCAGACGAAGTTAAAGGAAAAATAAGATAAGGGGGGCGTTAATTATGAAAGGAACAAGAAGAAGCATTGACCAAGCACCTACAGAAACATTAGGTTCTATGATTACAAGTTATGTAGAACAGAAAAAAGTTGGAGATGATATTAAAAAGGTTGTAGATGACTATAACAAGAGAATTAAGACCGAGATGCTTTCGGGCAAGTTGACAGAGTTTATAGTGGGTAATATTAAAGCCACTTGCACTGAGACTGCTCGTGAGGACTTTAATGAAGAGCAGGCAATCGAGATACTAAGGAAAACAATGCCACGAGCTAAATTTGGAAGCATCGTAAAGACTCGTGAATATTTAGATTCAGATGCTCTAGAGAAAGCAGTATTCAATAAAGAATTGGACGCGGCTGTTCTTAGCCCTTGTAGAGTTCAAAAAGAACCTACTATTACTTTACGAATAGCTACAAAGAAATAAATGATTTTTAGGGGGTCAAAATAGTGGCTACGGTTAAAGATGATTTAGATGAATCAATTGTTGACACTACAGAATGTGCAGAATTTATGCGAACACGTTTAGAACAGTCTATAGCCTTGTTTGTAGCAAAGAATCCACCATACGGTAATAGTGCTATAAAGGGTGTTCAAAGATATGGGCTAGAGTCCGCCGTATGGCGCCTAGCTGATAAGTTTAACAGGGTTGAATCCTTAATATATGGTACCGAGAACACAGTACCGGAGGAAAAGTTAGAGGACACTCTGTTTGACTTAGCAAATTATTCAATGATAATGGCGTATGCCATAATAAAACTAAAGGGGATTAAAATACCATGAGAATCAAGAGAGAAACAGCACCAGAAGTTGCAGCCAAAGTTAAACCTCAAGTAAGAGTATGCCAGTTTGCAGGAGACGAAGCAGATGAATTTTGTGTGGTTTGCAACGGCACTCAAATAGAGGTAGACGGTAAGAAGTTTGAAGCTACTGAATGTGGCGGGTATGCCGCTACTGAAGAAGTAATTGAAGAGAAAGAAATTGAAAAACCAGAAGTGATTGAAAAAATAGTAGAGAAAGCAAAGCCTGCAGCAAGTAAACCAGTTGCTAGTAAACCAGCAGCAAGTAAACCTGTTGAGACTACGCCGGAAACCACGCAGAATACTGCAGCTGATGCCGAACCACAAGATGAGGGTAACTACATACCCAAAGCAGTTACAACCTTAATTAGGGCGGACTCCGGTGTTAGTGTTGAACTCAAGGACAAGAAAGGGTTGACACACTGGTACAAGTTTGCTTATGCAGAGGAAAGAACAGTTACACCTGATTGTAATATTGAACTTGAGAAGAAGCAATTGTGGGCCGATGTAAATGAAACAGTTGATGACCAAGTTGAAGCTACGATGGACTATTTACAGACGAAGTAAACCTATTGTATATAACTAAATAATATAGTAAGCTACACTTGCTGGAAAGTTTTTAATGGGTTAACCGTTCAATTTTCCGGCAAGTTTTTACTAAAAACAAGATAATGGTAATGGGTTATTTTTAGTTTGTGGGGGAATATTAGATATGGAAAATAGAGATTTTAAGGGTATTTGGATACCAAAAGAAATATGGTTAGCTGAAAATCTAAGCCTAAATGAAAAGATTTTATTAGTAGAAATTGATTCGTTAAGTAGGAATGGACAGTGTTTTGCCTCCAATGGATATTTTGCACAATTTATGGGTGTGTCAACTACACGAATAAGTGACTTAATTGCTACTCTGAAAAAGTTAGGGTATGTTGAACAAGTCAGCTTTGATGGTGTTACTCGGGTACTTTCTTCGAGACTAAAATACGGTGTTTACCCGGAAATCGGTTCTACACCCCCCTTGAAGAAAACTTCTATACCCTCTAGAAGAAAACTTCAAGACCCTCTAGAAGAAAACTTCAAGTATAATAATACAGTTAATAATACAACTAATAATACACAAAAACAGGGTAAAACAAGTTCGTCCGAGTCTAAACAAGATTCTAAATTATTTAGTACTCCGAGAAAAGATATAGCTGGACAAAAGAAAAGAGACAAATGGCTAACTGAAAAGATAACTGTTTTAGAAGAATTTAGTTTCGATAAAGATGTTTACGAATTACTCATGCAATTTCTCAACATGCTGGCAGATATGAATTCATTCCTACAAGATATTTCAATTAGGTCACAGTTAGAAAAGATAAGCAAAATATCGTCAGATAGTAAAAAGAAGGAAGTAATTAAAAATACAATTACCAGAGGTTGGAAGTCACTTGATTACGCAGCTGATGATTCGGGTAAAAAGGGTAACCAGTCATTTGACACAGCTAAGTCTAGTTCAAACCAATTTAAAGACCCAAGTAAAGATACAAGATACAAAAACTACGAAAGACAAGAGGTGTTTTAGATGGAATTACAAATTGATGAGTGTTGGTATCATGAGCAATGCACCAATGTTTGTAGCAGCTCTTGTATTAGATTTGTAGAGATGAAATATTTATTGGAATCGTCTAACATTCCTAAATCTAAATGGTACCCTCAGGTTCTTGTTCCTGGAGCTGACCTTAATCAATTTAGGCAGTTGAAGGATATTAAGACGGATATAGAAACTTGGGTAAAGGAGGGCCAGAACTTATACTTGTATTCCTCTAATTTTGGAAACGGGAAGACAAGCTGGGCTATAAAGCTAATGCTGGCATACTTCAACGAAATATGGGCGGGTAATGGTTTTCGTAGAAGAGGTATATTCTTGTCAGTTCCTGAATTCCTGGACAGAAATCGTGCAGTTATCAACAACCGCGACAGTGAATTCATAACACTCAGGGAAGATTTAATTACTTGTGATGTAGTTATATGGGATGATATTACATCAACCAAATTGACGGACTTCAATTACTCCATGCTACTTAATTATATAGACGCTAGAATGCTCGCTAACAAATCAAATATATTCACAGGAAACACTGAATATGAGCTAATGGCAGAATATTTAGGCGGTAGGCTAGCTAGTAGGATTTGGAATACAAGTGAAGTAATTCAGTTTTCTGACAATGACAAGAGGGGGTTGAGAAATGGTTGAGCTTCAAATTTTATCTCGAGTACTCAAACAAAGGAATATTAGCTTACTCACTTTGAATGGAATTACAGAGGAATACTTTATTACATACCAAGATGAGTATACATTCATTTCGAACCACTTAAAGGAGTACGGTAACATCCCAGATAAAGAAACCTTTATATCTAAGTTTCCGAATTTTACGATGGTTGAGGTAGCTGAGTCGGATAAATACTTAATAGATACTTTTAACGAGGAGCATTTGTATTCTCTAACTGTTCCGGTAATTAATAAGTTAGCTGAAATAATACAAACAGATGCGGGAGCTGCTGTGGAGTATTTACAATCTCAACTAGCAATGTTAACCCAAAAGAGTTCTCTTACAGGTAAAGACATCATTTCTGGTGCTCCTGAAAGATTAGATGAATGGAATGCTAGAAAGAAGAACCCCGAAAAGTTTTCCATACCTACTGGTTTCAAGGAAATTGATGAAATGACAGGTGGGTGGCAAATGGGAGAAGAATTTGGGGTAATCTTTGCTCGTACGGGTCAAGGAAAATCCTGGTTGTTAATTAAGACACTGGAACATGCTTGGAAGTGCAATAAGAGAGTTGGATTAGTTGAACCTGAAATGTCGGCTAATAAAACAGGGTATAGATTTGATACTCTGCACGCTAACATTAAGAACTCTGGTTTAACTAGGGGTGAGGAAATTGAGGACTACTCAGACTATATTCAATCTCTAACAAAGAGTGAAGTTCCTTTCTTTGTAGCTAGTCCTAAAGACTTCAAGAGAAAGATAACAGTATCTAAACTGAGAGCTTTTGTGGAGTGTAACAAGATAGATATTTTAGGGGTAGACGGAATAAGTTATCTTAAGGATGAACGAAAAGAAAGAGGAGATAACAGAACAACCGCTCTTACTAATATATCAGAGGATTTGATGGAGCTTAGCATTGAATTGAAGATACCTATTATAGTGGTGTGCCAGTCAAACAGAGAAGGAGCAAAAGAAGATGGCGGAGCACCCGAGTTAGAGAATATTAGAGACTCCGATGGTATTGCTTATAACGCTTCAACTGTAATTGCTGCTAAGCAAAAGGGTCCTGGTATTGAACTTATCGTTAGGAAAAACAGAAATGGTAAGAGTGGAGATAGTATTCTATATTTATGGGATATTGACTTCGGTGTGTTTAAATACATACCAAATGAAGAGGATAACAGAGACACAACCCAAGATATTAAGAATGTGAAGAAAGAATTTACAAATGGTAGGGAGGTGTTTTAAACTGTGTTTACAGTAAACGGCAATCCTATTATAGAGGACGAACAAACTGTATTGTATGAACTAAAAAGACAGAGTGACTTAGCGGGCTTAAATATAATGAGAGTATTTAGGCCTACAGGTCACAACATAATGACAACCTGCCCATTTCATCACGAGGGATTAGAAAGAAAACCCTCATTTGGTATCTCTAAAACAGATATGAAGTGCCATTGTTTTTCATGCGGTTGGGCCGGAACACTAGACCAAATGATATCTAATATCTTTGGGTACGACGATGAGGGTGCATATGGCCGTCAGTGGCTTGCAAAAACATTCCTTACCGTTAGTATTGAAACACGAAAAGCACTGCAGCTCAACCTTGTGCGTGGTGCAAAACGGGTAGCTAAACCTGTAGCTGGTTTCACGGAAGTTGAATTAGCCAGTTACAGGTATTATCATCCATATATGTATAAGAGGGGGTTAACAAATGAAATTATTGAAATGTTTGATGTTGGATATGATAGTGGGAGCGAGTGTATTACTTTTCCTGTGTATGATGTTAATAAGGCTCCCGTTTTTATTGCTCGCAGGAGTGTTAAAAGTAAGTTTTTTCATTATCCAGAAGGAGCTCATAAGCCTGTTTACGGTGGTGAAAGATTTACAAGCGGTGAGTTTTCCGAAGCTGTAATATCGGAGTCAATACTAAACTGCCTCACTGGGTGGAAGTTTAACAAGCCCGGCATAGCATTAATAGGAACAGGAACGGAAGAGCAATATAGGATACTAAGAAGTTTACCAATTCGAAAGTATATCATAGCAACTGACCCTGACCCCGCCGGACAACGAGCAGCTGAGAAACTAAGAAAAGAATTATGCAGTTGCAAGATAGTAACTCAGTACCTCATTCCGGAAGGTCAGGACCTAAATAGTTTGGATTCAAGAATATTAGAATTACCACAATATTTTTAAAGAAGTTACTTTACAATTATTATATTATGTAGTACAATATAATAGACGGTACTCAGTAGCGTCACTATTAAAAACTATGGAAGGGGAAAACGTATGAAACCAGTAATTAACCAAGAAGTATATTGTAAGCGTAACGGAGCCCTTGGCATCGTAATTTCAGAAGATGAATTAACAGTTGTTATTGAATCTAGCGGAGTTGCTAAGACAGTAACACAATCCACATTTCAGCGTTGGTACACATCTGTGCCACAAGAACAATTGCAACCTAAAATTGAAGAGGACGAGAAAAAAGAAGAACCATCTATTGAAAAGACAGTCAATCCTGAGAGTGACAGTGGTTTATCAGGAGAAGCTGGAATTGGGTTAATTCTTAGAAATAAGTTTATAGAACTCGTCAAAGAAACGTCAGTAGGTACTTTGGATATCACAGTAGATGGTGCACACCGTTCCGACGTAATTAAATACAATGGCAGAAATGTGTTTGAATGCACGTATGCTAATAAGAGATTTAATGTTTTGTGCCATCCGAGTTCACTCACCTCTCTTAATTTAAAAAGAGCCGTTCAAATGTTTCCAAAAGAGTGGGGATGGGCCTTACGAGCAAAATTTGTATTCACAGAATTAGCTCAATGGCCTTTAATGAAAACAATTATCACTGATGGACTATTTTATAGGGAGGTAGTGTAATGTCATTTAGAGGATACCCACTTAATTCTGTTATTGAGGGCATCACAGATGCTATAGTAACTTCTGCTCGTAACTTAGGTTATCCTGCAGAAAAGTTAGGAGATAGAATATCAGATAATGTTCATAACCAGCTTGTGGCAGGAAGATATAGACCTAACATGGATAAGCAGAGTTCTCCATATGAACAGCAAATAGCATTAAATAATGGTAGAGCTAATGGTAAGACTTTAATGCTGAATTGTTCGCCATTAGGTTGTGGCTCGGAAATGTACAAGCAGTTTGTTAGTCGTCGTACAGAGGATGTTGAATACGCCCAAAACTTGCACAAGCAGTTTATAGCGTCGTATACTAACGAAGATGATTTACTTACTCAAAAATTGTACAAGCAGTTGGCGTCATCCAACCAAGCAAATAATTTTATTATGCCTAACCCTGTAACTGTAATTTACAATGGGAGAACCACTATAGTAATATGGGATGATAAAACTAAAACAGTTGTAAAGTGCTCAGACAACGAACAGTTTGATGAGTACGATGGATTTTCCGCTGCTTTGCTCAAAAAGTTATGTGGTTCAACCTCGTTCGTTAAGAGACTAATGAAGAAGGCAGTTATTGACAGGCAAAACATATCCAAGAGAAGTGCAGTTTGTCGTACCAAGCATGAGCAAGTTAGCCACTGTGGGGCAGATGGCTGCAAGTAAAAACTATTAAATACTATTAATTAGGAGGACTTAAAAGATGGGAAGAATTGACCCGAATGACGCAGACAAGTATCAAAACAGTTTGAATGGTGAATGGTTTCAGCTTAAGAATGATGGTGACATCGCTCGTGTCCAGTTTATGCACGACAAGTACGAAGACATAGAAGTATATGCTTGCCACAAAGAAAAGATAGGTGACAAGGAAAGATATGTTAGCTGTCTTAGAACTTACGACCAAGCAATAGATGATTGTCCTTTATGTGCTCAAGGGAGTCCAGTTAAGCCAGTTAGATTTATCATTATGTATCAGCATGATGATGGTAAAGTTAAGATATGGGAAAGAGGGAAGAACTTTATGTCCAAGTTGCAAGGCTTGTTCAATAGATATTCTCCTCTATCTAATTATGTTTTTGAAATTGAAAGGCATGGAGTAGCTGGAGACAAGGAAACTAAATATGAGACATTTCCAATGGATAGGATAGCACCAGTAGACCTAAATGAAGTAGAATATCCAGAATTATTAGGTGGCCTTATATTAGATAAATCTTTCGAGGAGATGGAAGTTTTCCTACAAACTGGTAATTTTCCAGTTGTAAATGAGGAAGAACAAGCACCACAAACTCGTCAAACTACTGGTAGGCGAGCACCTGTTGCCGCCGCTGCGCCTGCAGCCAACCAGAGAACTTCAAGAGGTACAAATACAACCGGAACTTCTGGTGTAGCAACTAGACGAGGAACACCAACTCCTGAGCCTTCTCAACAACCTAGTTCGAGAGCAACTTCCAGGTCAGCAAGAGGAACTAAAGGCGAGGTGTTCTAAATGGGACTGCTTAAAAGTATGCCACCAAGGGCTACCAGGCAGTCTGATTCGGCCGCACTTTCCAAAGCTTCGAGGACGCAAGCTACGTCTGTTACTGTAAAAGGCGGACAGGGTATTCATAGTAGAATTTCAACTGCTGTGGCGGTAGTGGCTACGAAGCTAGGAAAGTATGCAGAACAGTACACGCTACTTAGAGGAGAACAAGAAGTACGGGAATACTTTGATGCCATTATTAATAGTGGTATCGGAGCAATAGATACAGAGACAAACTCTTTAAATCCTATGTCATGTAGCATAGCCGGAGTTTGTCTCTACTCTCCCGGCCTCAAACCCGCATACATACCGCTAAACCATATCAGTTATATTACGGGTGTTAAGGCTTCAAATCAAGTAGATGTCGATGTAGTTAAAGAATGTTTATTGAAATGCGATTCATCTGGTGTCAAGTGGATTATGCACAATGGCAAATTTGATATTAGAGTAATTCTTCATCAAGTGGGTTGTGTGATTACTTGTTATTGGGATACTATGCTAGCAGCAAAGTGCTTAAATGAGAATGAACCCGCAGCATTGAAGGAGTTGCATTTAAAATATTGCGTGACACAGGATAAAGAAGCGCTGTCATATGGAAAATTGTTTGAGGGTATACCATTTACTCAAATTCCAATTACTACGGGCTATCTTTACGCTGCAGGTGATGGGGTAAAAACATTCGAGTTATATGAATTCCAACGACATCACCTAACTAGAACTAAGCTACCTGGTTGCTTCTATGTTTTCCGGAATATAGAAATGCCATTAATCCCAGCAGTTGCTAAAATGGAAGATACAGGAATTACACTGGATATGAAATTTGCATCAGCCCTGTCAACTAAATATACAGCACTTCTAGTTGAGAGAGAAGTAAAATTCTATCAAGTATTAAGTATGTATTCCAAAGAAATTGAGGCATACAAAGTTAAAACTCCAGGCCATAAGTTATCTGACCCTGTGGGTATTGGGAGTTCAGTACAAATAGCAATTATACTGTACGATATTTTAGGTTTAAGGTCTCCAGACAAAGATAAGCCTAGAGGTACAGGGGAGGAAATATTATTAGCACTAAATGTTCCGCTATCACAAGCCATATTAGACTATAGAGAAACAGCTAAGTTATTAAGTACCTACGTTGATAAAATGCCGTTGATTGTAGACCCTCATACAGGGCGTATTCACTGTTCGTTTAATCAATATGGTGCTGCAACTGGTAGGTTTTCTTCATCAGACCCTAATATGCAGAACATACCGTCACACAATAAAGAGATTAGGCGAATGTTTAGTGCGGCAGAAGGTTATTTGTTAGTATCTTGTGACTTCTCGCAACAAGAACCTAGAACACTTGCTCACATGAGCAAAGACCCTGCACTTATTCAAGCATATTTAGACGGAAAAGATATTTACGCTTGGATAGCATCTTCAATTTATAAAGTACCTTATGACGAATGTAAAGAGACTAGCTTAGATGGAACTAAAAACCCAGCAGGAAAGAAACGTCGAGATAGTGTTAAGAGCATCATATTAGGTATAATGTATGGAAGAGGAACTAAATCGATTGCAGAGCAACTTGGTGTATCCACAAAAGAAGCTCAAAAGATAATTGATAAGTTTTTCACTGAATATCCACAGGTTAAGAAATTCATTGACAAGACTATTGAAGATGCTAAGATTAATGGTTACGTCGAAACAGCTTGGGGTAGAAAGAGAAGATTACCAGACTTACTATTACCAGAATTTGAGTTTATATTAATGGGTACTACGCCAGTAGACTTCGACCCACTTTCGTTTGATGAACAAGAACAATTTTCAATGGAAGTAGATGAAAAAACTAAAGTCGAATATATTAAACGTCTTAAGGGTACGTGGTCCAATAAAGACAGAGGTGCCATTCGAGCAGAAGCTAAGCTAAGAGGAATATTAATTAGAGACAATGGTGGAATTATTGCGGAAGCAGAACGTCAGTGCGTTAACAGTATTATTCAAGGTACGAGTGCTGATATGACGAAACTAGCAATGATTCTTATTCACAATGATTCTCAACTTAGGGAATGGAAATGTCAAATTGTATTGCAAGTTCATGATGAATTAATAGCGGAGTGTCCAGAACAGTTTGCAAAACAATGTGCAGATAGATTGTCACTACTTATGGTTCAGGCAGCTAAATCTAAGATAACAGTACCAATGAAATCTGATGCTGAAATAACTAAAGTTTGGTACGGTGAAGAAGTAGCTTAAAAGGGGAGTCAACATGAGGAAGAATTGTAAATTCTGTAATGGAATGGGCTTTATATTTAAGATGGTTTGGTTGGGTAGCATAAAAGTACCTTGTCCTAAGTGTTATGGTAAGGGGGTTAAGTAAATGTCAAGAATGAGTTTATTGCACATAGAGAAAGTAGTTAATTCCGCTCCTCTCGAGGAAGTAAAGTCTGCTGGAGGTTTTCAGCTATACTTTGCAGGAAGCCAGAACAAGTTAGCTGAAGAATTCTTAAGGACTCGTGGTGCTAACAGACTCGCTAGTCAGCTACTCGATAAAATAGTTATAAGGGGTTGGATAGCGGGAAGAGATGAAGGATACTGTAAGGGTAACTTATTTATTGACTCTGGAGCTTTCTCAGCTCATACTAGAGGAGCCGAAGTAGACGTAGATGCATATATAGAGTTTTTAAATTTAATTGATTCTCAGATTCATATATGTGCTCAAGTAGATAAGATTCCTGGTGTGTTCCGTGAACCTAAAACACCGCAACAACTTAATGAGGCGCCAGAACTAAGTTGGGACAACTACTTGTATATGAGAGAAAGATTAACAAGTCCAGATAAGTTATTACCAATATTCCATCAAGGTGAGGACTATAAATGGCTCATTAATATTTTAGAAACTAAATTTGATGGTAAGCATATACCTTATATTGGAATATCTCCTGCCAATGACCAAGTAGTTAAAGAAAAGGAAAAGTTCATTGACAAGTGCTTTAAAATTATCAAAAAGAGTTCAAACCCAAATGTTCAAACGCATGCTTTTGGAATGACCTCTTTGCATATATTAGAGAGATATCCATTTACAAGTGCGGATTCAACGAGCTGGATTATGAACGGTGCTAATGGTAGCATAATGACAAAGTACGGGTCGGTTACAGTTAGCTCAAGTAGGTTACATGCACCGGACCATATTAGGAAAATGCCAAAAGATGCACAGCAGGAAATTCAAAAGTATGTTGAAAGTCACGGGTACTCGATGGAAAGGTTAGCTGACGATTACAAGCAGAGAGTTATTTTCAATGTTCAGTTCTTGCAAAATTGGGCTCGTGATTACAAGTATACTCCATCATCAGTTGTAAGAAAACCATTGTTTTAAGGAGAGAGTATGGGTAAATTTGACAAAGAAATGGCCGAAGTAATCACAAGATTAGACCAACCCTATTTAGCATTTCAGTATGACACGGGTTATGTAGTAATAACACAAGCAAATTTCAATAAATTAAATAAACGAGATAAAGCCAAATTGTTAGCTCTGGGACTACCAAAAAAGAAGTAAAATAATGAATGTAGAGAGGGGGTATTTGTATGCGGGGTAACGGCGGGTCGTGTGGTTGCTGGTCCGCTTCCGTTAATTAATAAATAGAAGTTATTAAATGAAACCTGTCGGCTAATGCGATGAGGAGCTGAAAAATATTGAAAATAGACAAAAGTTGGGGCGATTGGTTTAAAGAACATGGTTGTTCGCACAATCTTACGTTTCTACTCAAACCCTAGCAAGAGGAGTAAAAGGTTGTCTCCTCATTAAACTGCTAATTAAGAGAGTTTTGTAATCCTTTGAAATCCCTCTCTTAAAATAAAAATAAAAAGGGGAAATGTATTATGCCAGGTAGAAATGAGAAAGAACTCGACGGAGTAAGTCTGTTGGGTAACCAGAACACAAAATATCAATACGATTACACTCCAGAAGTATTGGAGACATTTGCTAACAAGCATTTGGACAACGACTATATGGTATCTTTCGATTGTTACGAGTTTACCAGTCTATGCCCTAAAACAGGCCAACCCGATTTCGCTAATGTGTTTATTAACTACATACCAAGCGAGAAGATGGTTGAGAGTAAGTCATTGAAATTGTATTTATTTAGTTTTAGGAATCATGGAGACTTTCATGAAGATTGTATGAATATCATAAAAAAGGACCTCATTAAGCTTATGAATCCGGAGTATATAGAGGTATTTGGAATATTTACTCCTAGGGGCGGAATATCTATATATCCGTTCACTAATTATTCTAAGCCTGGGTCTAGCTATAGTTATTATGCTACAGAAAGAATGTTCAAATTTGCGGCTGATGGGCCTACAAGGAGAGTAAGAATATGAAAAATTATAAGGCAGTTGTTTTATTGAGTGGGGGTATAGACAGCACAACTTGTCTGGCCTTAGCAATTGAGAAATATGGTAGTGACAATGTTCTCGCACTATCAGTATCATATGGCCAGAAGCACACAAAAGAGCTTACAAGTGCGTCCAATGTGGCTAGGTATTATGGGGTTATGCACATAAGTGAGAGTTTGGCTGAAGTGTTTAAATTTAGTGATTGTACACTTCTTATAGGAAGAGATGATATAGAGCATAAGAGTTATGCTAATCAGTTAAATGATATAGGAGGAGAGGGTACGGTTGCTACTTATGTTCCATTTAGAAATGGTTTAATGTTATCGTACGCAACGGCAGTAGCAATTAGTTTTGGTGCTAGTGCAGTATACTACGGTGCACACGCCGACGACGCCGCAGGAAGAGCCTATCCGGACTGCACACCTGAGTTCCAAAAGGCAATGAATGATGCAATATATGAGGGTTCAGGAAGAGTTCTCTCAATGGTAGCTCCTCTAATTAGCATGAATAAAGCATCTGTCGTTAAGACAGGATTAACACTCGGTGCACCTTACCATCTTACTTGGAGCTGTTATGAGGGGAAAGAAAAGCAATGCGGAACTTGCGGAACTTGCATTGATAGAAATGCAGCTTTTGCAGCCAATGGTATGAAAGACCCTGTTGGGTACGAGGTAAAAACTAATGTATAGAATATCTAAAAGAATGGAAATAGCCGGAGCTCACAAACTAACTTTGGATTACGCTAGTAAATGTGAGAATATTCACGGTCATAACTGGATAATCACCGTTCACTGCAAGTCCGAAATTCTTGACAAGAACGGAATGGTAGTGGATTTTAAACACATTAAGAATGCGGTTTCCGAGAAGTTGGACCATGCTTTTCTCAATGATGTTGTGGACTTCAATCCAACAGCTGAGAATATAGCTAAGTGGATTTGCGATAATGTTCCGCATTGCTACAAGGTAGAGGTACAAGAAAGCGAAGGAAATATAGCAGTATACGAGGAGGACTAATTATGCAAGTAGTTGAGATATTTTCAAGTATTGAAGGAGAAGGTAAGAGAGCTGGAATTTTATGCACATTTGTTAGATTAGCTGGTTGTAATTTAAGATGTTCTTATTGTGATACTGTATATAGTCAGCACTATTCCGATGGTGTGACAATGACTGTATCCGAAGTAGTGAAGGCTTGTACGGAGTTTGGAGTCAAAGCTATCACTTTAACTGGAGGTGAGCCACTTATTCACGACGATGTTGAGAGATTGATTCATGAATTGAATAGAGCTGGATTTGAAGTTAATATAGAGACTAATGGTTCAGTTAATATTAATAACATGATTGAACGATTTGAATATCCCAATTCTTTTTTCACTGTTGATTATAAGTGTCCATCAAGTGGGATGGGAAGTTCAATGCTACTAATAAACTTCTGCCATTTTACTGAAAAAGATGTGTTAAAATTTGTAGTTGGTAGTAGAGAGGATTTGATGGCGGCTTATGGTGTAATTACAAGCCTCAAACCAAAAGCACAGATTTATTTCAGTCCTGTATGGGGAAAAATAACAATGGTTGAAATTGTAGAGTTTATGAAAGTAAACAAATTAACTGAATGTAAGATTCAAGTTCAACTTCATAAAATTATATGGCCTGTAGACAAAAGAGGTGTATAATTATGAAATATATAAACACAGAAAAGATTGAAAATGCTATAAAAGACATCATTGCTGCATTAGGTGATGATGTTACCCGAGAGGGTTTACGAGATACCCCTAGAAGAGTAGCTAAAATGTATGCCGAAGTATTTGAGGGTATGTTGTACACCAATGATGAGATTGCTCATATGTTCAGTAAATGTTTTGGCGATGTAGAAACAGGTGATTTGGTCGTCGTGAAAGATATTCCAATATTTAGTTACTGCGAACACCACTTGGCTCTAATGTACAACATGAAGGTATCTGTGGGCTACATACCCAAGAATAAAGTTATTGGCCTCAGTAAAGTAGCCAGAATAGCTGACATGGTGGGTAAAAGGCTTCAACTGCAAGAAAGAATAGGCACTGATATAGCAGAAATAATGTGCAAAGTAGTTGACACGGAAAATGTAATTGTAGTAATAGAGGGTGAGCATTCTTGTATGACCGCAAGAGGAATTAAAAAGCAAGGTGTATCAACTAGAACAAGTGCTTTGAGGGGTGTGTTTGCTACTGATGTTGCATTACGCCAAGAATTCTATAGTCTAATTAAATAGGGGGATAAATAATATGAAACTCGCAATCAGCACTATTAAGTTCCAAGATATGATGTCCAGAGCAGCAAAAGGGGCTTCCGAGAACAAGTTACTGCCAATCACAAGTTTGATGGCAATCGAGCTCAAGACCAATGTACTTACGTTAACCACAACTGATACTGCTAACACGCTCAAAGTAATAGCAGACAAGGTTGAGGGCGACGACTTCTACGCAGTTATTCCAGTTGATGTAGTTAGCAAGCTAGTAGCTAAAACCACCTCAGAAACCATTCAGTTGGCACTGAAGGACAATAGCGTTGAGGTAAAGGGTAACGGCGTTTACAACATTGCAATAGTAGTAGACGAAGATGGTGTAATTAAATTTCCTGAATACAAGTTTAAGAAAAAAGGTGAGCCCGAAGTAATTAACCTTACTTCCATCAAAAACATACTCGCTATAAATAAGGCAGCAGTTGCTAAGACAATTGATACTCCTTGCTTATGCGGGTACTATGTAGGGGCAAAAGTAGTTACTACAGATGAAAATGTTATCTGCTTCAATGACATGAAATTATTAGCAGAGGACGCATTAATTTCAACAGAAATGATGAATTTGTTGTCACTTAATACGCACGAGAAGATTAACTGCTACCGTGATGGTAATAAGTTCTTGTTTGAAACCCCCGATATGGTACTGTATGGTGTAGAGCATGAGGGAAAGAAACTATTCCCAATTGGGGATGTAAATGATTACCTTGAGGAAAACTTCAAATCAATGTGCAAACTGCCTAAATTATTCATGCAGAATGTTATAGATAGATTATCATTGTTTATCGAGCCTTACGATAAGAACGGAGCTTACTTCACATTTACAAAAGAAGGAGTTAGAGTTACCAGTAAGAAATCATCGAGTGTTGAAGTTATAGCTTACCAGGAAAGTAAAGACTTTTCTCCTTTTCTGTGTTGCGTAGATATTCCAATGTTCAAGGCTCAGATAGATGCTACACCAGGTGAGTCAATTGAATTATGGTACGGTCATTCATCTGCTATAAAAATCACAAGTGGAAAAGTAACTCAGGTAGTAGCATTGCTCGAGGACGAAAACTTGGAGGCTAACAGTGCAGACAACGAGTAGAAGAAGATTATCTAAATTAATAGACATGGCGGTGAGCGAACAGCCCTTAAACAAGGCTTTCCTTACCGACGTCATGTCGGCTATTGAGCAAAGAGACTTAATAGGCAGACGTAAACCATCAAAGTGGTACAAGCCCTCTTCCTTTGTGTGTCTTCGTCAGATGTACTTTATGCGAGTGGGGGAAGACACAGATGGTAGAAGAAGCGAGTACAATGGAATTGGAATGGCGGATACTGGTTCTCGTAGACATGAAGCTATTCAAGAAGTATTAATAGACATGGAAAAACTAGGCTTTGATTGGAGATTTATAGATGTTGAGGAGTATGTTAACCAACAACAAGATAAGGGTAAATGTCTTAGCTTAAAGGTAAATGGTAAGAGAGGAGCGGAAACAAAACTATTCGACTCAGTTATGTGTCTATCGTTTATGTGCGATGGTATTCTACAAAGAATATCAACTGGCGAGTACTTTTTGTTCGAGTTTAAGAATCAAGTATCTTTTAAGTATAACAATAAAGAGCATGTAGATGATGAGCACAAGCACCAAGTGTCATGCTACTGCATGGCATTGAATTTAGATAGGGTATTTGTATTGTATGAGAATAGGGATGTGTGTAGTCTCGAGTGCCCAGAACTGTTTGAAGTTACAAAAGAAATGAAACAACTAAGTGCAGAGAAAATATACGAATGCGAGAGCTATGTTGAGAGGATGATACCACCACCTAAATATCCGGATACAAAACCATGTAGGTGGTGTGATTACGCAACAGCTTGCAGGAAAGCGGGAAAATGAAAGAGTTAATTGAAAGCGTTAAGAAGTTGATAGAAGATGAAACTAGGAGATGTGACATTGTATCGGGTTATACTATGAATAGTAACCACGAAACATTTGCTTACATTCTAGAAGAAGTACAAGAGTCAGCTATAGAAATGGACGGGGTACAAAAAGAACTAAATGAATTTTGGAATCACATTTCTCGAGATACGGGTTACGGCCATACTAATTTAGAGACAATTCAGAGAAGAGCTATATTGGGTGCTTGTGAATTAATACAAGTTGCTCAGTTAGCTCGTAAAGGAATGTTAACTTGGGAGGGGATAGAGAAAAATGCCAATAAACAGCAAACAGAAGGGTAAGGATGGAGAGCTAGAACTATCTCACAAACTTAGAACTGCAGGTTACGATACTCGTCGTAGCCAGCAGTTCTGCGGTGCAGCTGGTGATGCGGATGTGGTAGGAATACCTGGATTGCATATAGAGTGTAAGCGAGTAGAATCTCTAAATGTAGACAAAGCATATGAACAGGCGTGTAGCGATTCTTTAGAAGGACTTATACCAGTGGTGATGCACCGAAAGAACAGACAATCTTGGAAAGTTACTTTGAGCTTAGCTGATTTTATACTAATATATAAAGCATATCAGAAGGATGTAGAGGGGGGTCTTGAAAATGAGGGAAACAGTTAATAGTCTATCTAGCGATTTAGATATGAAAAAGTTTAAGCAAGTTTCAACTCATGTAGATATAAATAGTCGAGAGGTTGACTCTTTAGTTGATGCGATAGTAATTGAATATTGTGCGGACTTGGACGATTATATGAGACAAATCGATGATATTTTAACTACTCAAGTAGACCCTGTTTCTGACTCTCAATTAGATGAATTTACACTTAATTTACCCTCACTGCTTTATTTTACCTCATCATCACAAGAATCCTTAGGAATAAAAGAAGATGTGTCAAGAGCAATTAGAAATGAAATATATAATAGAGTTAGAGAAAAAGCCCAAGGTACAGTAGCTGATAAAGATACCGCTGCAGAGCTTCAAACACAATCAGAAACAATCGTATTAATAGCTTACAACAGAGCCTATAAGAAAGTTAAGCTAAGAGTTGAAGCTGCTTATGAGATGCTAAATTCAGTGAAAAAAGTAATGAGCCGAAGAATTGCGGAGTACGACCTCAACAATTCAGACTCAGGTAGGCTTCAAAAATAATTTACCACTGGAACGTATTATCATTATAATGAGAATGTAAGGAGGTGTTTATGAAATTAGAATGTAAGAAATGTGGACTAAAAACTACTGAGCATAAAGAAATGATAGATGCTATTAAAGAGTTATCTTGCAATGGTTGTACATGGTCAATAGGCTTTAGGACTTGGTGTAGATGTGGAGCAATTGATAGTTTTAAAAAAGATATTTAATACGCAATATGATAATAGTATCATTATTGTGCGTAGTAATAGGAGAATAAATGATGAACGAAGTTAAAACTTGTGATAATTGTAAATACAAAAGTGCGCCGCGGTGTTTATTAAGCCCATACATAAGCCCTGTTGATTGTGTAGCAGATGGGTATACCCGTTGGTGTTTAAATGAAATAGTAAAGAAAGGAGAAACATGAATAAAGATAGATACGTTTTAAGAGACAGTGCCCTCTCGTATGGGGAATTTTGCGATGGATATTACGAAGGAACAAGCTATATTTACCAAGGTAGTAGATATGCCAATGTAAACAGTAGTATTTTAAAGGCAAAAGTGTATTCTAGCGAAGCAAGGGCAGAAAAAGCGGCGACTATGGGTTTTGAAAATTATAGGTTTGTAGTTGAAAGGATAAGCAATGAATAAAGACCTGTTAGAAGAATACCAGAATGATGAATGCGAAAAAAGATGTAAAGACTGTGTGAAATTTTGGCAACCAGAATGTTACGATAATATTGTTTGTGATGATTTTGAAAGGTGGGTGAAGGATGAAAATTGATTGTACAGAAGTGAATGGTGCAAGTAATGGTTCACTAATTATAGAATGTCCTTGTTGTGGTAAGTTGTTTAACGCTTTGCCTTCTGCGTTTACAGTTGAAAACTATATTTGTCCATTCTGTTTAACAAAAATAATAGTTAAGTTGGTTGCAATTTTAGAATAAAAATAAACCCCCCCCCCCCCCCCGTGTAAGGGCGGGCCTGGAGAAGATGACTGGAAATGAAACTAAATAAACACCAGTCGGAAAAATGGCAAAATTCCGGCGGGAGAATCGACAATAGGTATTT